TCTGGTAATTCGGACTGCAAATTATTTCTAGCGATAGAAACTATATTAGGGGGTTGTGTAATATTATGTCAAAACTAGCCGACGTAGCGCAACATTTGAACACATCACAACAGGCTTTATCAAAGCTAATTGACGATGGTGTAATAACTAAAAAACCACGTGGTAAATACAATATTGATGAAGTAAGAGCCGAATATATTAAGCATTTTAGGGCTATTGCATCTGGTAGGGCTGCGGCTGGTGATTTAGACTTAGGTGCTGAACGTGCTAGGCTTGCTAAAGAACAAGCTGATGCAAAAGAGATGGAAAACGCTATAGAACGTGGTGATCTAGTCTATATTGAATTGGTGGCTAAAGACTTTGAGAAGCAATTATTAAAGGCTAAGACTAAGTTATTAGCTTTGCCGTCAAAAATAGCTGCTGAAGTCCATGCTAGTGCTAATGTCAAGGAAGCTAAGTTATTAATAGAAATGAACATGAAAGACGCATTAAGTGATTTGGTCGGATACGGTAAACAAGCAGCAGAGTGAAAAATTAAGACGTAGACTTGAAGAAGTAATGGCCACGGCTTTAGCGCCACCGCCAGATTTAACGGTTTCACAATGGGCTGACAAATATAGACAATTATCCAGTGAAAGTTCTGCTGAAGCTGGCCGCTGGTCAACCAGTAGAGCCGAATATCAGCGTGGCATGATGGATGCTGTAAGTGATCCAGATATAGAAAATATCGTATTAATGACGGCTGCACAAATTGGTAAGACTGAGCTTATTAATAATGTTGTAGGTTTCCATATACATCAAGACCCAGCGCCAATGTTGGTGGTTCAGCCTACTTTGGAAATGGCACAAACTTGGTCTAAGGATAGGCTTGCTCCAGCCATAAGAGATACACCAGTATTATCGGAGAAAATAAAAGACCCAAGATCAAGAGATAGCGGCAATACAACTTTGCATAAGGTATTTTCTGGCGGTCATGTTACAGCTTGTGGTGCTAATAGTCCAAGTTCATTGGCATCTAGACCTTGCCGAATAATATTATGTGATGAGGTTGACAGATACCCAATAAGTGCTGGTACAGAAGGTGATCCAGTATCTTTAGCCCGTAAAAGGTCAGCAACATTCTGGAACAGAAAGATTATTATGGTTTCTACTCCTACTGAGAAAAACGCTAGCAGAATAGAAGCGGCTTATGAAAATAGTGATAAAAGAAAATTTTTTGTCGGCTGCAAGGATTGTGGTCATTCCCAAGATTTGAAGTGGTCACAAGTTATTTGGACTGACAATGATCCTAATACAGCAGAATATTCGTGTGCTAATTGTGGTTCATTGTGGAATGATGCGGCCAGATGGCGAGCTATACGGGCTGGCAAATGGATTAAAACGGCTGAAGGTGATGGTAAAACTGCTGGCTTTCATTTGTCAGGTATATATTCCCCGTGGACGCCACTAGCTGATATAGTCAGGGATTTCTTGCAGTCTAAAAGTGATCCAATGAGGCTAAGAACTTGGATAAACACAACTTTAGGTGAGACATTTGAAGAAGAAGGAGAAGGAGTAGACGAGTTTGATCTATTCCAAAGACGTGAGGATTGGGGCGATAATGTGCCTGATGACGTCCTGGTTATTACGTGCGGTGCTGATGTTCAAGATGATCGAATTGCATATGAAGTGGTTGGCTGGACTAGAAATGAAAGCAGTTATTCCCTTGAATATAATGAAATATATGGTGATCCATCCAGTAAACAGCTATGGAAAGACTTTGATGAAATCGTAAGCCAGAAATATTACCATGCTGAATTTGGTGATATGCCAATTAGAGCAACCATGATTGATAGTGGCGGTCACTTTACACAAGCTGTATATAATTATGTAAAGAATAGAACGGGTAAAAGAATATTTGCTATTAAGGGTGTTGGTGGTGAAGGTAAACCAATTATTGGTAGACCGTCAAAAAATAATATTGGTAAGATAAATCTATTTCCTGTTGGAACGGATACAGCAAAAGAATTAATCTATGCACGTCTAAAAGCTACTGATGATATGGATGGATATTGTCACTTTCCGACTGATAGAAGTGAAGAATATTTCAGAATGTTGACGGCTGAAAAGAAGGTAATTCGATACTTCAAGGGCAGGCAAAGACGTGAATGGATCAAGATTAGAGCGCGAAATGAAGCGTTAGATTGCCGTGTTTATGCTACGGCTGGATTTGCTCTTTTAAATATTAACATGGATGCAATTGCCAAACGAGGTAAAAATAGTGTAAAATCGCAACAAGGAACAAATGCAAGGCGTGTATTCAAGCCGCGTCCGAATAATTTTGTTACAGGATATTAATTGATGGCTAATTTATTTGACGCGACAAATGCACCAACTGAAATACCTAGAAGCTTTACCGTTGGTGATTTTGTCCAATGGAAAAACACGACATTAGGCACTGATTACCCAAACACAGCATATACGGTTACATTCTTAGCTAGATCAGCGACTGGCACAGCTAATGAATTTAGTGTCACCGCTACAGCGTCTGATGATGATTACCTATTTACAATACTTTCAACTACGTCTGATGATTATAATGAGGGTCATTATCACTACCAGCTAGAGGTTTTACGTAATAGCGATAGTGCTAGGATCATTGTTGATACGGGTGAAATAGATGTTGGGCCTGATCTAGACGTTTCTAGTGATCCACGGGATCACGCTGAAAAGATGCTTAATAAGATTGAAGCTGTATTAGAAAACCGTGCTGACGGTGATTTGAGTAGTTATAGCATTGCTGGACGGTCACTTACCAAAATGTCACCTGATGAATTATTAACTTGGCGTGATTACTACAGGCGTGAAGTAAAAGCTATAAAACGTAAGATTGATGTAAAGCATGGCCGCAAAACATCATCAACTATATTAATGAGGTTCTAAGATGGGCTTGTTTGATTTTCTATTACCACAAAGACAAGCCGATATAGAATTAGTTAAGCGTGGTAGGAAAAGACGTAGAAGTTACGCTGGAGCTAACCAAGGTCGATTATTTAGTGATTTCATTGGTTCTAGTTCATCAGCAGATAGTGAATTACGTGCAAGTTTGCCTGTTTTACGCAATAGAAGCCGTGATTTAGCTAGAAATAACGAATATGCAAAAAGATTTCTTAACCTAATCAGAACGAATGTAGTCGGTGAAAAAGGCTTCACACTACAGGTCAGAGCTACAAATGATGATAGATCATTAGACGCTGCTGGTAATACAATCCTAGAAAATGCGTTTAAGGCTTGGGGAAGATTAGGTAATTGTGAAGTAAGTGGGCGTATGTCTTGGTTGGATTGCCAAAGATATGTCTGTGAGACGTTAGCCCGTGATGGTGAAGTATTTATTAAGTTTGTGCAAAATAGACGATTTAGAGACGGTTTTGCATTGCAGTTTATTGAAGCTGAACTGATTGACCAAGATAAAAATGGTAAAGCAGCAAATGGCAACCAGATTAGAATGGGTGTGGAGCTAGACGAATATCATAAGCCAGTGGCATATTATGTTCTTACGGCTCATCCAAATGATACATTAAATTTTGCGGTAGGTGCTGAACGTAAACATATTCGAGTACCAGCGAATGAAATATTACATTTATTCATACAGAATAGGATGCACCAAACTAGAGGTGAGCCGTTTATGTCTCCAGCAATAGCATCATTAAAGATGTTGCATGGATATAGAGAAGCTGAGTTAGTTGCTGCTAGGGCTGCGGCTGCTAAGTTTGGTATTATTACCACTCCAGACGGTGATGAATTTGTTGGTGATGATGAAACAGATGATGAAGTGCCTGTAATTGATATGACTCCAGCTTCTGTTTATCAGTTACCATCAGGGCATGATTTCAAGATGATTGATCCAGCCCATCCAACTTCTGCATTTGCTGAATTTGAACAGGCCGTATTACGCGGTATCGCGTCTGGTTTAAACGTATCTTATACAAGCTTATCAAATGATCTAAAGGGTGTTTCGTATAGTTCTATACGTCAAGGCACTATTGAGGAACGCGATCATTACAAAACACTACAATCATATATAATAGAACACTTTTGTGAGCCAGTATTCAGGAACTGGCTAGAAAGTGCATTATCTTTTGGTGATATACCGATACCAATATCTAAGTATGATAAATTTGCTGATAACTTGCATTTTCGCGGCCGTGGCTTTGCTTGGGTTGATCCACAAAGAGAGATAAATGCTCACGTAACAGCATTATCTAACGGTATTGTGAGCATGAATGATATAGCTGCAAATTATGGAAGGGATGTAGAAGAATTATTTAGTCAGATAGCTTCTGATAAAGAAATGGCTGAAAGATATGGCCTATCGACTGCATTTGAACCATTTGGCGCTAAAGCACCTGTTCAGCCAGAAGTGAGTGACGCAGATGAGTTATAAGCCGACTGAAGGAATGGTAACAGAAGCCCAGCGCGGTCTAGATTGGCGATCTGAGCATGGTAGAGGTGGCACGGCTGTAGGTATTGCCCGTGCTAGGGATATTGTTAGTGGTAAAAATCTATCAGAAGATACTGTTTTACGTATGTATTCTTTTTTTAGTCGGCATGAAGTTGATAAGCAAGCTGAAGGATTTGAACAAGGTGAAGAAGGTTATCCATCTAACGGGCGTATAGCATGGGCTTTATGGGGCGGTAATGCTGGCTTTACTTGGTCAAAAAATATACGGAATAGAATAAAAAAGGATGAAACTAGGGCTGTAACTGATGCAGTGCGTAAAGGTTTAGCTAAAAAAGCAGAAGATCATAATAAAGATGTTGGTAATGTTGCGTCTAAACGTACTACCACTAGAACGCTAATATCTGTATTTAATCGCGGTATTGGTGCATATAAGACTAATCCACAAAGCGTAAGACCAAGTGTTAAATCGCCTGAACAATGGGCTTATGCCCGTGTCAACAGTTATTTATATGCTTTGCGGAATGGTAAATTTAGAAGTGGCAAGCATGACACTGATTTACTTCCATCAGGTCATCCGATGTCATCAAAGAAAAGGGATGTTACAATGGATGAAAAAAATGATACAATTGATCTAAATGAAAAAGGGTCTGAGCCGATGAAAAAGCGTCATGTCATAAATATAGAAGAAACTGAAGAAGCTTATATTGTTACTTTCGCCAAGCCTATGGGTGAGCAAACTGAAGCAGAAGCTCCGACAGAAGAAGAAAGATTTGTACGTGAAGATATGGAAAGACGCGGCCATTACATGGATGAAAAAGCCGTTGATATTGATGAAAGACGTGTAAAAGTCGGTGTATCTACAGAAGAACCTGTAGAAAGATCATTTGGGATGGAGGTTATAGACCATTCCCGTGATAATATGAATTTAGACTTTCTGAATAGTGGTCGCGCTCCATTGTTATTAGATCATGACATGGAAAAGCAAATTGGCGTGATTGAAGGAGTTGAACTTGATGAAGATGCTCGACGTCTACGGGCAATGGTTCGTTTTGGAAAAGGTGGACTAGCTTCAGAAGTGTTCAATGATGTTACTGATGGCATCAGACAAAACATCAGTGTAGGCTATCGAATTGATGGCCGAATAAAACGTGATGATGACCCTGAAGAATACTACAGGGTTGCTACCACACCAATGGAAATTAGTATTGTTAGTGTACCAGCAGATCAGTCAAGTCTTGTTGGTGTCGGACGATCAGTTCCAGCAGAACCCTTAACTCAAACATCTGAAGGAGATGAAGTTATGACTGAAGAAGTCAAAAACGACATTGATCTTGACGCGGTTAAAGCTGATGCAGTTCGAGCCGCAAGAAAGAACGATGCTGAAATCTTGGCATTAGCAGCCAAGCATAATAAACGCGACTTAGGTAATGAAGCAATTGCAAGCGGTATGTCAGTAGACCAATTCCGTGGTAATTTGCTTGATGCTATTGGTGATAAGCCACTAGACATTGCTCCAGCACAAGTTGACGCTCCAGTAAAAGAGCAAAAAAGTTATTCTCTTGGCAGAATGATCCAAGCTCAAATTACTGGCGATTGGCGTAAGGCTGGCTACGAGCGTGAAATCAATGATGAAATAGCCACACGTGTTGGCCGCGATGCAGAAGGTGTTTATGTACCTGACTTTGCATGGGGGCAACGAGGGCCGTTATCAACAGCAGCTACTGGCGGTTCAGGTTCAGAAGTTGTATTTGATGATTTCGTACCAACTGAACACCGTGGTGATATGTTCATTGAGGCGCTACGTGCTAGACAAGTTCTAGGCGGTCTAGGAACAACTTACCTAAGTGGTTTAACCAACAGAATTAAAATGCCAAAACTAGCAACTGGCGCTAATGCTGCATTTGTAGAAGAATTAGCAGATGTTGGCGATGGTGCTGGAACAGACGGTGGTGTTACATTGCAGCCAAGAACAATGGGTGCATTTGTTGATATGTCACGTTTGTTAATGTTGGAAAGTGTACCAGCTATTGAGCAAATAATCAGAAATGACTTACTTGCTTCAGCAGCCGACAGAACTGAATTTTATGCAATTCAAGGTTCTGGTTCTAGCGGTCAGCCAACAGGTATTTTAAATACATCTGGTGTAAACAACCTAGATATTTCAACAGGTACTGATGTTGATGCTCTTACTTGGGCTGACATTATCAACCTAGTGAAATTGGTTGAGGAAGATAATGGCATTGTTAATGGTAATGCTGCTGGCTTCCTATCACATCCAGCAGTTAAAGCTAAACTAGCTTCAACAGCGAAAGTATCTTCAACTGATAGCGTCATGATCTTGAATGACCCGTGGAATAACCTTTATGGCTATCCAATTGAGTTCACATCAAACGTACCAACAACACTAGACCCAGGTGATGGTGGTAATGACGCTTCAGCATTGATCTTTGGTGATTTTAGCCAGTTGATGATTGCTCAGTTTGGCGCTCCAAGCATCCTAGTTGACCCATACAGTGGATCAAAAGCTGGAACTGTGAGAATGGTTCTTCATGCTGAACTAGACGTAGGTGTTAGAAACGCTGTAAGCTTTGGTATCACTGATGAGGTATCAGTAGCTTAATATTAATAGGTGGGGCAGCAATGCCCCACTTTTAAGCCAATGAAGGAAACACAAATGAAAATTAAAGTTATACAGAAGTGTTTTGCTGGAACGGGTGAAAACCTTATGGCTGGTGAGGAATATGAAGTAATGGACAGAATTGGCCAGAAGTTAATTGACCGTGGTTATGCTGAACCAGCAGATAAGCCAAAGCCACCCAAGAAAAGCAATAGAAGTGTCGGATTAAAGAAATCCGATGAAGAATTAGAAAAGCCAGAAAGTGATGATTAATGGCTATTTCTTTTGCTGATGATATTACCTTACTGCTTAATGTTGAGGAGTTTGCAAAATCTGTGACTTATCAGCGTAAGTTGGGTTTAGGTGATAGCACAATAAAGGGAATATTTGATAACGAAACTGTTCCTGTTGATGCTGGCGGTATAGCTGCTGTACATCAGGAACAGCCACGATTTACCTGTAGAACCACTGATATACCCAATATAGCAGAAGATGATTTCCTAGTTGTAGATAGTGTAAATTATCGCGTTGTAGCTTATATCCACGATGGAACTGGTGTTAGTGTTATTCAATTGGAAAAGCAGTAGATGGCACACGTAAGACGCCAGATAAGGGATAGGGTAGCAACTCTACTAAGCCAAAACGTATCGTTGGTGAAAAGACGTGTGTTTACTACTAGGGTACACCCATTCAATGAAGAAAACTTACCAGCTATAAGCGTATATACTGGGGCTGAAGCCAGTGAGCGAATGAACGCTGGTGTTACGGACGTTATCAGAGACTTGACGTTAGACATAGATATATATGTTCGTGAAACAAGCAAGTTCGATGATGATGTGGACGCAATAGCCGTCCAAGTCGAGGAGGCAATGGCTGGAGATTTTACGGTCAACGGTCTTGCTAAATTTAGTGTTTTAACATCTACTGAAATACAATTTGACGGTGAAGCTGACCAAATATTAGGTATTGCAAAGCTGACTTATTCAATCAGATATGTTACAGCAATAAATGATGTAGAAACAGCCAAATAAGGAGTAACCGACATGGCAACACATACAGGAAGTGAAGGGACGGTCAAAGTCGGCACGGCTGGTTCTGACACAGCAATAGCAGAAATTCGATCATTTAGCATCGAAGAAACAGCCGACACACTTGAAACGACTAGCATGGGTGATAGCTCTAGGACTTATGTAGCTTCACTAAAACAGTTTACGGGTTCAATTGACGTATTTTGGGATGAAACCAATACTGGTGGCCAAACGGCCCTTACTGCTGGAGCATCTGTAACCCTAAATCTATATCCAGAAGGTGCAACATCTGGTGATACTTATTACAGTGGTACAGCTATTGTTACTGGACGCACTATTAATTCTACATTTGATGGGCTTGTAGAAATGACCATTTCAGTGCAAGGTGATGGGGCATTAACTGAAACAACTGTATAAGTAGGACTATGACACTTGCAAAACGTATCGCAGCTAAAAGGGCTGATAAAGAACGCGGTCAAGTAGATATTGAAGAATGGGGCGAGGATGATAAGCCCCTTACCCTATTCTTTAATTATATTACAGCCCGTGATATTGAATTTCTACAGCGTAAAAATAAAGACTTTCTGACAAATCCCACAATGTCAGGAATGGTAGAATTAATTATTAGAAAGTGTGAAGATAAAGACGGTGAAAAGGTTTTCACACTAGAAGATAAACCTGTTTTAATGGGTGAAACTATTGGAACTATTGCCACTGTATTTGGCGCTATATTTGAAAACATTACAGCCGAGGAACAGGAAAAAAACTAAGGAGCGATCCATTTAGATATAGTCTCATTTCACTTGCTGAACATTTGGGTAAGACAATATCAGAAATTGAAGAAATGACATATTCAGAATATAATGAGTGGGTCGCATATTTTAAAATAAAAGAGGAACGGGAAAAGAATGGCCACTGAAAGACTTACGTTTGAAATGAACGCAGTTGGTAACGCTGTTCCTCAAATGCAAAAGGTTCAGCAGCAACTAGGTAACGTCAACCGACAAATGACGCAAACTACCCAAGTTATGCAGCGTCATACACGGGCTACACATCAAGTTGTGCGGTCTAATATGGGTCTTACCCGTGGATTAGGTTTAGCATCATTACAGTTTCAAGATATGGCTGTTCAGGCTTCTATGGGTACGGATGCACTACGGATTATGACCATGCAAGGCCCACAGTTAGCATCTATCTTTGGCCCTAAAGGTATGATTATTGGTGGTATTATAGCTGTTGGTGGTGCGATTGCTATGATGGGTAAAAGCGCAAAAAGTGTATCATTCGACTTTAAACAGTTTTTTGCTGATATAAAGCCAGCGTTTGAGGGTTTAAGGCCAATACTTGATGGGTTAAAAATTGCATTTGACGCTGTAAAAGAAGCCTTAATATTTTCAATTAACGCTATAATAAATGCTTTACAGGCAATGGCTACAGTGGCTGGAACTGTACTAACCCGTCTGATGCAGCATTTAGAGATAGCACAATTAAGGGCTGAACTTGTTGGTACTAGAGTAAAAAAGTTTATGCAGCAAGTAAAAGACGCAGCCCGTCTTTCACCAGAATTGTCTGGGCTAATAGTGGAAGTTGATGGAATACAAGAGCAACAAACAAAAGTTGAAGCACTAACAGCCACGATAGCTTTACTAGAAGATGCTATCTTTGATGCTGGTGAAACAATGGACAAAAATCAGAATATCTTTAAGCAAATATTTACTGATTTAAAAGGTATGGAATTTATCGACATACGCAAGTATTTCAAAATGGTAGATAAAGCTAATAAAGACGCTATAGAAGCCATGCAAAAACGTACACAAGCGTTTGCTGATACTATGAAATCAACCTTAGAAGAAGGGTTTATGGCTATCTCAACAGGCACTAAATCAGTTAAAGACGCTTTTAGGTCTATGGCTAGAGATATAATAGCTCAGTTGTATAAAGTGCTGGTAGTACAGCGTCTGGTAGGCTCATTTAACGCTGAAACGGGTGTTGGTACTGGTTTAGTTGGTATGCTAATGAAGTCTATTCCATCATTACCAGCTAACGCTATGGGTGGGCCTGTAACTGGTGGTAGGGCTACAATAGTTGGTGAGCGAGGCCCAGAAATATTAGTACCACATAGATCAGGTCATATTATACCAAATAATAAGCTTGGCGGTCAGGGGCTTGTGATAAATCAATACAATAACTTTCAAGAGGGTGTAAGCCGTTCTGAAATACAGTCTATGCTTCCTAAAATAGTAGAAGCTTCTAAATCAGCAGTATTAGACGCAAGACGTAGAGGGGGCAGCTATTCGGCTGCATTTGGCTAATGGCTATATCTTATCCACTAGATTTACCAACTCACACTGGTATCCAAAGCATATCATTCAGAGCTAGAAATGTGGTTTCTGTATCACGATCACCATTTAGTATGGCTCAACAAGTCGTTGCTCACGCTGGTATGTGCTGGGAAGCAGATTTAACTTTACCACCTATGAATGAAGCTAATGCTGAAAAATGGACGGGTTGGCTTAATGCCTTACGTGGTCAATATGGTACGTTTTTATTAGGGCCACCATTAGCCGATAGTCCACAAGGTACGGCCACATCATTAACTATTACAGGTTCTGCTGGAGATACAAGCGTGACGGCTGATTTAAATAGTGGCACTGCTACCCTACTAAGAGGTGACTATTTTTCATTAGGTAGTGGAGCAAGCACTAGGCTATATCAAGTGACGCTAGATAAAACTGGCGATGGCACATTGGAAATCTGGCCGTCATTAAGAGAAGCCGCATCTACAGCAACTGGTGATTTAACATATCCTAAAAGTAGATTTAGATTGGCGTCTAATGAACAGAATTGGGATATTAGTTCAGATGGTTTCTATAATATTAGTTTTAGCGCAATAGAGGCTATCTAATGTCAAGAGACTTACAATCGTCAATTACAACTGCTTTAGACGGTGAAGTTGTACAACCTTACATGGCTGTTGATTTGGCTTTTGACGGTGGAAACCTTAGGCTTTGGACGGGTGTTGGTGACTTAACTATTAGCTCTAATACATACACTGGGGCTGGTACTTTACTTTCTATCAGCAATATTGAAGAAACGGCTGAGATAGCCGCTAAAGGTGCTACATTGGTTTTAAGCGGTATACCTTCATCAATCCTATCAGATGCACTTACTGAGGCTTATCAGGGCCGTCTATGCACTATTTATTTCGGTATTGTAGGCGGTGATAGCTCAGAAGTATTTCAGGGCTTCATGGATCAAATGGTAATTGATGAAGGGCCAGATACTTGCACTGTAACCCTGACTGTAGAAAATAGATTAGTAGATTTAGAACGTCCTAGAGTTTTACGTTTTACAGATCAAAGCCAACAAGCAAGATTATCAGGTTTAGGTGTGACAACTGATAAAGGGTTACAGTTTGTCGATAGTTTGCAAAATAAAGTAGTAGCTTGGGGCAAAACCAGTGAATGAAGTTGGTAGATTGGGATAAAAGATTATTTGATTATATAGAAACAGTGCAAGATGAGCCTTTTGAGTGGGGCTATCACGATTGTTTAACTTTTGCTAATACGTGTGTTCAGATGCAGATAGGAAGCGGTTTTTGTGATGAGTATTTACACAGATACGACAGTGCAAAAAATGCTTTGGTAGAATATAGAAAATTCAATACACGATCAGAATACAAAGATTTTCTTGATGCTGTAGATAGCAGATTGACCAGAATATATACAGAATATCCACCTAGAGGCACTATCGTTGGCCGTGATATGGGTGAAGATAAAGTAGTTTTACCGATTGCGCTTGGTGTGGTAGTGTCTGATTTAGCGGCTTTTGTTGGCGACAAAGGTTTGGTATTCTTACCTACAGAAAAGCCTGATATATTTTGGAGTGTCACATAATGACTTTACGAGCATTATATAAAAGCAAGTCATTTTTAGACCAGATGCCATTCGGCCCTAAGTCATTCCAAAGAGATATTCCCCAAGACCCAATAAATATTGCTATTGCTGGAATTAGCGCGGCTGCAACAACAACAGCATATTTTACCACTTCATTTGTATTCAGCACATTTGCTAGACAATTTCTTATAAATGCAGCTATTGGCTTTGCTCTTAATGCTCTTACACCAAAACCGTCTCTTGGTGATGCTGGTCGTGGATATGATGTAAATGCAGTAAACCCAGCAGCGCCACATCAAATAATATACGGTGAAACTAAGGTTGGTGGTGTTGTTGTATATACAGAAGCAACTGACGATAATTTATATTTGCATAAAGTTATTGCCGTAGCTGGCCATGAAGTAGATAGCTTCCAAAAGATATATCTGGATGAATGGGAATTGACGCTTGATGGTGATGGTGAAGTAACAAACGCTACTGATCCTGATAGCAATACCACAACAAGATATAATGGCTTTGTTAGGGTTAATACGCATGTTGGGACAGCAGCGCAATCAGCTGATAGTGATTTAGTAAGTGAAAGTGATGGTCTTTGGACAACTGACCACAAGCTGTCAGGAATAGCTTATATTTATGTCAGGCTTAAATATGACGCTGATGTATTTCCAACAGGTCAGCCAGTTTTTACGGCCTTAGTGAGAGGGAAAAAGGTCTATGATCCTAGAACATCTACAACTGGCTGGTCAGCTAATTCAGCCTTATGTCTACGGGATTATCTATTTTCTGGATATGGTTTGGACGCAAACGCCAGTGAAATTGATGACACTTTAGTTTCTACAGCGGCAAACATATGTGATGAGAATGTTACACTAGCTGGATCAGGCACTGAAAACCGATATGAAACTAATGGCTCATTTGTAACTTCTTCACAGCCCAAAGATATACTGGATACCCTAGCCCGTTCAATGGGTGGCTTGTTATGGTTTGCTCAAGGTGAGTGGAGAATGAAAGCAGCAGCTTGGACTGCATCAGTTAAGACGTTTGATGAAGATGATTTAAGATCAAATATAGAAGTTAGTACACGTCATAGTAGGCGTGATAATTTCAATATTGTTAAAGGTACATGGCGTGGCGCTGGTAGTAACTGGCAAGAAACTGATTATACAGAAGTCAAATCATCTACTTTTATCACTGCTGACGGTGGCATAGAAAGTTCTGCTGATATTAGATTACCCATGACGTCTAGTCATTCTATGGCGCAACGTATTGCCAAAATTGCTTTATATAGAAATAGACAGCAGCTTACCATTACTGCTGATTTTGGTTTACGGGCTTTAGGCGTTCAAGTTGGTGATGTAATTAGCATTACTAATTCTAGACTAGGATTTAGTGCTAAGACGTTTGAGGTGCAGCGATGGGCTTTTGCGTTCAAGGATACAGGCGAATTAATCGTAAATATGACACTTAGGGAGCTAACCCAAAGCGTCTTTAGCTGGTCAGCAGAAGAAACAGACTTTGAGAAAGATAATACTGTTTTACCAAATGTCTTTGACGGTTTAGCTATAAATAATCTTACTGCATCTGGTGGCGGTAGAACAACTAGTGATGGCACTTTTATAAATTCCGTCATATTATCCTGGACGGCTGTAAATAATAAATTTGTAGATCATTATGAAGTTGAATGGAAAGCTGTAGCAGATAGCGTTTATAATTCGACTACTACAATAGAAAATAGTATTGAAGTTTCCCCATTAGTTGACGGTGTTCAGTACACTATCAGGGTTAGGGCTGTAGGTTCACAAGGTAATAAAGGGGCATATTCTACAGTTCTATTTACTGGTGGCGGTGATACGACTGCACCAGCCGTTCCAACTTCTATATCTGCTACTGGTGGTTTTAAATTTATTACTATTGATTGGACAAATCCAGCAGACGCTGATTTAAATTTTGTAGAAATCTACGAAAATACTGTCAATAATTCATCTGGGTCAACATTGGTTGGTACGTCTGGTGGAGATACTTTTACTAGAACGAATTTAGGCTTAAATCAGACTAGGTATTACTTTCTTAAATCAGTTGATTATTCTGGTAATAAATCGGCTTTTACTTCTGGTGTTTCTGCTACTACTACATATTTAGATGATGCTGATTTTGAAAATGGTATCAGACAGATTTTTATAGATGCTGGTTTAGACATTATTGAACCAGTTAGTTCACTTCCAGCATCTGGTGATTATGTAAACCAGCAAGTTTTTCTCACTAGTGATAACAAATTATATCATTGGACGGGTTCAGCTTGGGCTGAAATAGTTGCTGATGTAGGGGCTGGTACTATTACTGCAACTGAGATAGCTGATGGTGCAATATCTACACCAAAACTTGCGGCCAATGCAGTTACAGCCACAAATATTCAAGCTGGTACAATTACAGGCAATGAGATTGCAGCTAATACAATTACGGGTGGTTTGCTCAGTACGTCAGGTATTATTACAAGTGCAGCACAAATAAATGATGCACTAATTACCAACGCTAAAATTAATGATTTAAGTGCTGATAAGATAACTGCTGGTACTATTAGTGCTGCGAGATTTATTGGTGCTGGTATCGCTGATATAAACACCACCGATGTAAGCTATACTTACATTGGGAGTTCCCAAATATATAATCAAACGATTTTTTCAGTAACGTTGTCAGGATTAACAAGTGGGTCAGCCGTAATAGTTGGTTTTTCTGGACGGATAGAGCAAACTTCCAGCACAAGCAGTAATCCATATCAAGCAGATATAACCTTGAATGTTGGCGGCACTTCCCATGCACTTGGTTTTGTGCCGCATCAAACTAATCTAACTCACTTAAAAGGTATTTCGTCTAGTGGAACATCAGTTAGTGTATCCATGACAGCGACTAGTGCGAGAAGATTTGCAGTCAATGGAAGTGCTTTTGCAATAGCGGTGATACAATGAATTATTTTGTTTATTTGAATAATGGCGGTTATATTGTCTCAAAGTTTAAAACTGAGGCTGAAGCAGATAATTTAATAGCAGCAAATGAAATCGGAATAATGTCAAAAATTGCTGCTCCAAATGATAGTAATTCTGTTAAATATGTTAAAGTTGTAGATGGATTGTGCATAGCAGAAACAGATGACGAACGTAATGAAACATTGATGGAAGACGTCCGATCAGAGCGTAATAATCTACTAAGTCAATCTGATTGGACGCAAACTTTAGACAGCCCTTTAAGTGATAGTAAAAAAGCTGAATGGGCTACATATCGTCAAACGCTAAGAGACTTGCCGTCAAATACAAGTGATCCAGGTAATCCAAATTTTCCAGATAAACCATCCTAGACTTTGCAACTCCGAAAAAATGCGTTACAATGCGTTTGCATATGCTAAAAAAATGGAGTTCCCAAAATGGCAACATTTAATAAGATTAATGACTTTGTGAAAAATGCAGTTCACAACATGGATTTAGAAAGCGATCAGATTGCTATTGCTTTATCAAATACAGCACCATCTTCAGAAAGTTCTGATCCTTCAGCAGATGGAAACGGTATATTAGGTAATGTTACACAAGTATCATATACTAATTTATCATCTAGAAATGTAACCACATCATCATCTAGTCAAACAAGCGGTACATATAAGCTTGTTCTTGCTGATTTAACGCTTACTTCTTCTGGCGGTTCTACAGGCCCATTTAGATATGTTTACATATTTGATGATACTGTAACCACACCAGCCGATCCATTAATAGGATATTATGATTATGGATCATCTCTAACACTTAATGATGGTGATAGCTTAACAGTTGATTTCTCAGCGTCTAATGGTGTGATTCAGTTAGCATAAGGTGAAACATGGTTGTTTTAGCAAATCGGGTAAAGGTTGCTACGGCCACAACTGGAACTGGCACTATTACGCTTGGATCAGCGGAAAGTGGTTATCAAACATTTGCTGGTGGCGGTGTTTCTGATGGTGACACGGTACGTTACCTGATAGAAGAAGGTAGTAATTTTGAAATTGGCACTGGTGTATATACTCATAGTGGAACTACATTAACCAGAACGGTTTCTGAAAGCAGTAACAGTGATAATGCTATTACTCTTGCTGGCGCGGCTAAAGTAATGATTACCGCAACGGCTACTGATATTAGTCAAGCTGCAACAACTGGACAAGCTATAGCTTTTGCTATGGTATTTGGATAATAAAGGAGTTTTTGCATGGCAAATCCAAATATAGTTTCGGTAAGTAGCATTTATGCCAATACAGCTTTAGATGCTGATGTTGCTGCTAGTGCAGTTAGCTTACTTACCGCTGCATCAAATAAGTTACTTAAAATAAATTCACTTATCATAGCAAATATAGATGGTACTAACTCTGCTGATATATCTGTATGGATAACTCGCTCAAGTGTAGATTATTACATAGCCAAAAATATTACAGTTTCTGCTGGTAGTTCTTTATTGCCAATAGATAAAAACATGGGCTTGTATTTATTAGAAAGTGATATACTAAAAATTCAAGCAAGTGTAGCTGGCGATTTATCTGCTGTATGTTCTTATGAAGAAATTGATGATAATTGATAAAGGATTAGAAGATGAAAACTATTGTGGAAACATCAACAGGTCTGAGCAAATATTTACTTGCTGATGATGTAACAATAACTGCAACGGCAACCGAAATAACTGTAGGTGATCCAGCCCAGTTTATTATTGCTGACCTCAATAGTACCACAGTTACAGTGACTGACAATGTCACCAACGCACCCAACGATTGGACAGGCAACAAGTATTTCTTTGACGGCACAACCTGGTCAGCTAATCCTGATTGGGTAGACCCTTCAGAGGATGACGGAGAGTAACAATAATGCTGCGTGTCATAGGCAATGATCAGAATTTACCAAGACAGGAACACGCTGTAGCTAGTGGCGCAATAACTAATGGCAAGGCTGTTGTTATACATAGTGATGGTACTGTCAGTGTTGTTACTAGTCTTAATCTAACCTCAGAAAACTACATAGGCATAGCTCGTAGTGGTGCAGCAGACACAGCAGGGGCTATCATAGATACGCAAGGTGCAATAGCCGACAACCTCTCAGGACTAACGGCAGGGCAAAGCTACTACGTTCAGACGGATGGCACACTAGGTACAACGGCTGATAGTCCTAGCGTCTTTGCAGGAACGGCTGTATCGGCAACTAAACTTATCGTGAAAGGGTAACTATGTTAAAGCGTATAGGTGCTGAAGAAAGTGGTGAGTTTAAAGCGGTAGCCAGTGGCACACTGCCAAGCGGTAAGCCAGTGATTGTAAATTCTGATGGGACGGTGAGTGTTGTAAGTGAAACAGTTGTTACTCAATCTGTTAGTTCTGGAGTTGTTTACGAATCAGCAAATGCTTCATCTACATCTGTAGTTTATGATACAGCTAATGACAAAATAGTTGTCGGTTATAGAGATGGTGGTGACTCTAATTATGGCAAAGCAGTGGTAGGAACTGTTTCTGGTGATAGTATAAGTTTTGGTTCGCCTGTTACTTTTTACAATACTTCAGCAATAAATAACCTCCAAACTGTTTTTGATACTAATTCAGGAAAAATAGTTTTTGCTTTTGAAGGTAACAGTGGTTACGGAATTGCTATTGTAGGGACGGTTAGCGGTACGTCTATAAGTTTTGGCAGCACCACTGATTTTCTTACGGCACAGGTATCTCATATAGGTTTGGCTTATGATTCAACGAACAATAAAGTAGTCGTCTGTTGTAGAAATGGTGGTAACTCAAACAGAGGTAATGCTAGAGTAGGAACTGTAAGTGGAACTTCTATCAGTTTTGGTACTGCTGTTACCTACAACAGCGGAGGAAGCACCAATGAGAATGAGATAGTATATGACACAAACGCACAAAAAATGGTAATTGCTTTTAGGGACATAGCTAATAGTAGTTATGGCACAGCTATAGTGGGCACTGTCTCAGGAACAGATATTAGCTTTGGCACTGAAGTAGTTTTTAATAGTGCTAACTCAAATAATTTTGGTATATCTTATGATCCTATCGCCCAAAAAGTTTTAATTGCATATATGGATGAAGGCAATAATTATTATGGTACAGCGATAGTAGGAACGGTTAGCGGAACTTCTATTTCTTTTGGTAGTTCAGCCGTTTATGCTGAGAACATGACGGACTCTAGTCAAATAGCTTATGATGCTAATGCACAAAGACATGTTATTGTTTACAGAAATATAACTACAAGTCCATATTCAGGTTTTTTAATTCCAGCTACTGTAAGTGGAACTTCTGTATCTTTTGAAACCGCTACAAGTTTTACCTCCACAAATTTTAATGAACCAGACGTTGCATATGACGCAGATCAGAAAAAAGTTGTTCTTGCATATCGTGATGCAAACAACAGTAATTATGGAACTGCTAGAGTGTTTACAACAGGTTTTACTTCTACAAACATTACCTCAGAGAACTATATCGGTATGTCCAAAGGTGGCGCTGTAGCTGACACCAAGGGTGCAACTGTAGATATTATTGGTGCAGTAAATGATGAGCAATCTAGCCTCACCGCAGGGCAACAATATTACGTACAGACAGATGGAACGATAAGCACAACAGCGGATAGCCCAAGTGTACTGGCAGGGACTGCCATTTCAGCAACAGAGTTATTAGTAAAGACATAGGTGATGGATGCCTTTAATTTCTATGCAAATTCCAAAAGGTCAGTACAGAAATGGCACTGATTACATGGCACAAGGTAGGTGGCGTGACGTCAATCTAGTTAGGTGGCATGAAGATTCTTTACGCCCAATAGGTGGATGGCGTCAAAGAGTAAGTGTAAATATAAATGGTGTTGCTAGATCAATAATAGCTTGGGAAGATAACAGCTCAAATAGACGTTTAGCAACAGGTACATATAATAAACTTTATGCCTTACAAGCTGATGGAACATCTGCCGATATAACACCTGTTGGCTTAACTGCTGGTAGAGTAGATGCTTCAATAAATACTGGTTATGGAGCTAGTTTTTATGGACGTGAAGAATATGGATTGCCGCGAGTTGACAGCGAAAATATATTACGAGCTACAGTTTGGTCATTAGATAACTGGGGCGAATATCTTTTAGCCATGTCACCAGATGACGGCAAGCTATACGAATGGCAGCTTAATAACTCTACAAAAGCTGCACAAGTTTCTAATGCCCCTACATCTTGTTCTGGTTTTATGGTTACGGAAGAGCGTTTTGTGGTTTGTTTTGGTGCTGGAGGTGATCCACGAAAAGTTCAATGGTCTGACCAGGAAGATAACACAACTTGGACAGCAGCAGCTACAAACCAAGCTGGCGATTTAAGAATACAAACGAATGGTGTGATTTTAAAAGGTTTGCGAACTAGAGGTCAGTCTTTAATATTAACCACAGAAGATGCTCATACGATGACATACCAAGGGCCACCATTTGTGTACGGTTTTGAACGTGTCGGTACATCATGTGGCTTGATAGGTGCGGCTGCGGCTGTATCTGTTGATAATGGTGTATTCTGGATGGGGCAGCGAGGATTTTTTAATTACTCTGGTGGCAGAGTGCAAGACGTGCCTTGTGAAGTAGGTGATTACATTTTTTCCGATTTTAACACAGATCAACGCAGTAAAGTAAGTGCGGTGGTCAATTCTTCATGGAACGAAATATGGTGGTTTTATCCAAGCGCAGACAGTACCGAATGTAATCGTTACGTTGCTTATGATTATGCAGAAAATATTTGGACAACAGGTTCAATAGATAGAACGGCAGGGGTTGATCGTGGTGTATTTAGGTATCCAATGTTTATTAAAAGTAATGGTGTACTTTACGAACATGAAATAGGATTTAACTACGATAGTTCTACGCCTTTTGCCGAAACAGGTCCAATAGCAATTGGAAATGGCGAAAATTTAATGAATGTTGTAGAGCTTATTCCTGACGAAAAAACACAAGGTGATGTTCAAGCAAAATTTAAAACAAGGTTTTATCCAAATTCTACCGAAAGTGAGTATGGACCTTTTAGTATGAGTAGCCCCACATCTGTAAGGTTTCAAGGTAGGCAAGTACGCATGAGAGTAGAGGGAAATGTTGCTACGGACTGGCGTGTTGGGATTATGAGATTAGATGCACGTCAAGGTGGCAAAAGATGAGAATAGTACCACCGTATACACCAGATATACAATCGTGGGCTGAAAATATTAGGAAGTTTCTTGGTAAGGCTCTTAATCAATTAGACGCTAAAGATCAGTACAGTTCTGCGGCTGAAGATGGTACAATTTTATATGATCGTGTAAACGGTTATCCTGTTGTCAGTAAAAATGGTGAGTGGCGTCAAATAGTTTTAGAAGATGGCCACGGTGATTTTTACATTGACGCAGACGTAACGGCAGCAAGTGCAAATACAGAATATCAGCTTACGTACACGGCTGAAACAACCAACAGCGGTATTACTTTAGGCACGCCTGCAAGTAGAATTGTGTTCGAAGAGGCAGGGGAATACGTCATAGCGTTTTCGGCGCAAATATCCTCTACATCTGCAAGTACTGTGCATTTTTACTTTTGGCCTAGCGTTAACGGCACAGATATTAACAATAGCGCAATGACTACAGCTTTACATCAAAACAACGCAACTCTTGTCACATCACGAACCCAAATATTTACAGTAGCGGCAAATGACTATTTAGAGGTAAATTGGATGACAGATAGCACTGACGGATTTCTTAATGCTACGGCTGCATCATCACCAGTGCCAAATATTCCTGCTTCAACTTTGTCAATTACAAGATTACATGGGTAGGGGTGTAAATGTGTATAAATTGTGCTATAAGATAATTAAGGTTTTGGAGAAATAAAATGGGTATTATGGATTTTTTGTTTGGTACACCGTCTCAAGGACGATTAGAGCCACAAGTCCAACAAGCAAGAGATTATTTTCTTGAGCAAATGATGCGACAGTATCAAGCTGGGCCAATTAACTTACCAACATATATGGCTATGGATCAACCTCAAATGTACGGTGGCACAAATCAACTTTTAGAAAGTCTAGGGTTGGGTCAGGTTTCTGCTCCAAGTATGCCAACTACTACTATCGGTGGAATGGAAGTTTATACCTCTCAACCTTTCCAAACACAAATGGAACAATCTTTTGCAGAGCGTTTTCCTGGTCAGTACGATTATTTACGTCAACCTTTTATTGACCCTGTAACTGGTTTACCAAGGGGTGTTGATCCCAATGCTTCAACACAGCCTGTTGTTGATCCAGAAGAAGAAGAAAGGGAAAGGCGTAGACGCAGACGTAGGCGCAGCAGACGAAATAGAGAGCGAATAGAACAAAATCGCAGAAATATGGATTCGTCAAATAGAAGCACTGGTGGTTTAGTTTCGCAACTTGTTTCACGAATGCCAAACAGAGTTAATGCTAGAAATTTGTCTGATGGTAGTAGAATAACAAGAACCTCTGGTGCAATAACGCGATCAAGAATGCCAGTAGCTAGAGGTAACAGAACGCCAACAGATCCTAGTGGTGGAAGGGGTTTTAGATCAGCTATTAGCAGAATTTTTGGAGGTGGTAGATGATTGGAACTCAATCACCAATGCAGGGTGCTTTTGCAAGAGCGCAACAGTACCAAACACAAGCAGCAGATGCGTATGGTAGATTAGCTAGTTTTTCTCCAGAAGCGATGGAAGCTGCCAGATTAGGAGAGGCGCAACAAATGCAGGGCGTTGGTGCGGTTCAAGGAGCACAAGCCCCTAGTCAAATACAAGTTGGTCAATTAGCAACAACAAACTTGCAGCCGTATATGTCACCCTACCAACAGCAAGTTATAGAAGCTGGGCAAGCAGACATTGAACGTCAGCGTCAATTGGCTTCTCAAAACTTAGCCGCACAAGCACAACGTGCAAGAGCATTTGGTGGATCACGCCAAGCAGTGCAAGAAGGTGTATTGGCTGGTGAAGCATTACGTCAAGCTGGAGCATTATCTGCACAGCAAAGGCAACAGGCATTTGAAACGGCCCTTCGATCTGGGCAATTTGATATTGGACAAACACAACAAGCAAGAACAATGGCTTCTCAGCAGCAATTTCAAGCACAACAATTAGCGCAACAAGCGCGTGAGGCCGCCGCGGCACGTGAGCAAGCGGCAAGGGCTGGAAATATGCAAGCGGCTAATCAGTTTGCGCTACAACAAGCACAACTTGAACAGGCTGCTAATCAAGCAACCTTTGGTGGGCAATTTCAAGCTGCTGGAATACAACAGGCAGCGGCTGGTGGTTTAGGCCGTTTAGGCAGTCAAGTATTTGGTCAAGGTATGCAAGGGCTACAAATGCAGCAAAGAGCCGCTGAAAGAGCGCAGCGACAACAGCAAGCAATGTTAGATGCCGCAAGAGGACAAACAGCCACAAATTTAGGATATGGGCCACAAGCATTGCAAACAGGCACTGGTATTTTAGGTGGCCTGCCAACAGCGCAACAACAAACTGGTGGCACTCCTGGGCTATTTGGTGTTTTAGGAAGTTTAGGCGGATTTTTTTAAATTAGGGTAAATCATGGCAGAGCAACCAACAGCAATACAAATGCAGCAAATGCAGAGACAACCAAGGGGTTTAATGGGTTTTCTGCGCGATCCTAGGGTACGTCAAACACTGGCTTCTATGGACAGATCAGGATTGTTTCAAGGTGTTGCAGAGCAAGCTGGTAGAGATATTGCAAGACAAGAAGAAATAGAAACTCAAAACAGAACAGCACAATGGTTGGCTTCACAGCCAAATGGTCAAAAATATGCAGAGGCAATATTAGCTGGTTTGCCAGCTTCTTCTATTTACTCTCAGTATGTTTCTGATCAGCAAGGTACGGCTGGTGTAAAAGTTGGTGACAGACTCATTGACCCAAAAACTGGGGAGATTATTTACGAAGATAACCAAGCTATAAGCCAGTTAGACAAAGATCAAGTTGGTGTAGTGGCTCAGTTAAATGGGCAGCTTAGGCAAATTTATCGACCTTACGACGAAATATTTAATGGTTATAATTTAATTAAAAATGCTATTTCTCGCAGACAAGAAGGAAATATAAGTTCGGGTATTGATGATTTAACTGTTACCATTGCTTTTGCAAAAATTCTTGACCCAGAAAGTGTTGTACGAAGTGAAGAAAGTGCGGCTGTATCACGTGCTGGCGGTGGTATCAACGCTGCAATAAACGCGTTTAAAAACTTTTTAACAGGTGAAGGTTTGCTGGCTGATGATGTAAGGCAACGGATTTTTAAAGTGGCGAGTGATACCGCAAAAACGTGGTTTAAAAAATCAACTGACGAATATGACAGAGTTTTAAGAACTGCAAAATTATACGGAATACCAGATGATATAGCACAACAAGTATTTTCTAAGCCACAGCAAATATCAATTACTCCAATACCATCAAGTACTGAAAATTCCGATCAGCCAAACGGTATAATTCCTCAGTCTGCAAAAGACGCAGGCTTAACACAAGAAGATTGGAACCGTATGACGCAAACCGAAATAGCACCTTTTCTTTAGGAATATTAAATGGTTACAGAAGCACAAAGAGCCGCCGCAGAAGCATATAAAAAACGTATAGCTAATGAAGAAGCGCAGGCCGATCAATTAAAAGAAGAAACGCCAACACAACGTGGCAGAACTTTTTTGCAAGGCATTACTTTTGGAACAGCAGATGAGTTAGAAGCTTATATTAGAAGTATTGGCTCTGAACGTGAATACGAAGATTTAGTAAATGAGATTCGTGGCAATTTAGATGCGTATAAGCAAGCAAGACCTCTAGAAGCTGCTGGTGCAGAAATTGCTGGTGCGGCTGCTCCTGCGGTTATTGCTACATTTTTAACTGGTGGAGCTGCATTACCAGCTCTTGCCACAAGACTTCCTTTGCTTAACAATTTAATTGGTAGAGTTACTGGTAGATTATTAGGAACAAGAGGCACACAATCAGTTACTGGAGGTGTTGCAGTAGGTGGTGGCCAAGGTGCATTAACAGGTTTTGGAACGGCAGAAGGTGGTGTTGGTGAAAGACTTGACGAAACAATAACTGGTGCTGGCACAGGAATGGTTCTAGGCGCTGGTGGTGAAGTTGCTGGAAAACTCATTGGCAAAACTATTGGTGGTTTGATTGATTATGCCAGAAGGCAATACGGCAGTAAAGCAAGTGCTGTTGCGGAGCGTGAAATACAACGATTGGCACAAGAGCGCGGTATAACGCCAGAAGATGCTTTTCAACAGCTTATGGATGGATCAATATTAGCAGAAAATGTTACCATGCGAGACATGGTGCGAACATATCGCGCGACAGGTGGAGAAGCTGCGGCAGAATTGGAAAAAGGTTTACGTGGTCGCAGAAAAGAAACTCGCAAAGAAGTTGTTGAAACGTTAGAACGTGGGTTTGGTGTTACAGATAGAAATATTTTAAAACAGCAAACAAATCGTCTTGATGATTTAGGTGAAAAAGCAAGTTCTTTGTACGATGATGCTGATTGGGGACAAAATCCAGTACCGCAACAATTTGTAACAAGTATGGCTAATATTTTCAGTAGAGTTCCTAGAGCATTTGATGAAGTAAAAGAAGCAATGCAATATTCGGGCGAAAAAATGTTTTTTACATTAGATAAGGCTGGAAATGTAAATATAACTGGTGCGCCAACAATAGCACAAGCCGAAAAAGTAAGGAGAGCAATATCGAATAGAGTTGATGCTTTATATAAAGCAGATAATCCAATGGCTGCAAAAGCACTAAAACAAGTTGAGCTTGAATTGCGTGGAATTATCGACAATATCAGCCCTCAAACTCAACAAGCGCGGCAAACATATGCACAAATGATGTCGGAAAATGACGCATGGAAAACAGCAAGAGGTTTAACCACTGCTAATCCTGATTTTGATTTATTACAAATGGAGTGGGATAAAGTCCTTACACAAGGTGACGAGCAAATTAAAGCATTTAGACTTGGCGTAATGTCAAAGCTGCGAAGAATGTTGGCAAGTGGTTCTGCGGCAGGTACAATTAGAAAAATGCTAGATGAAGATAACAGTATGCGTGCTGTTTTAGAGGAAGTTTTCCCAGAACAAGAACTGCCAGAAATGCTTAGAAAATTATCTGTATCTAAACTTGCAAATGATACAGTGAACGAGGTTTTAGGGTCAACGCCAACTGCAATTACTTCTGAATTGGTAAAACGTCAAAAAGGTGGTTTTGATTTACTAGATGTTGGTCTTGATATGGCAAGTGGGTCGTCAGCAATCGCGCTTGCAAGGTTATTATTTAGAGGGCTTCAAAAAGCTGACCCACAACTTACTGATAGTCAACGTACAGAAATTGTAAAAATAATGGTTTCTCGTGATGCCGATAGAATTAGACAAATTTTACAAGATGATAGTGGTTTAGCTGTATTACAAGATTATTTAACAACCACAGCAGATACATTAAAACGTGGTGGATTAAGAGCAGCAACGCAAATGCAAGCGCAAAATCCTAATTTTCAAGGTAACTTGATGCAACGCTTAACTGGTGCTCAATAAAGGAATATAATATGCGTCTAGAGCCAATGGATAAAGATACGATTGAAGGCATCATACAAAAAGCTGTACAAGATGCCGTTGATTTTATTGAAAGTGAAATATCCGAACCAAGATTAAAAGCGCAAAGATACTTTGATGGTGAAGTTGATATTGGTTTTGAGCAAGGTAGATCAAAAGTAGTTGCTACAAAGTGCCGTGATGTTGTTCGCGGCATCAAACCATCTATACAGCGTGTATTTTTAAGTACAGAAAACCCAGTAGAATTTGTACCAAGAATGCCAGAAGATGTACAAGTTTCTGAGCAAATGACCAAATATGCAAATTATAAATTTATGCAAAATAATGGTTATCGTATGCTTAATGACGTTTTCCAAGATGCAATGGTAAAAAAATGCGGCATCGCAAAAGTAATGTTTGACGATAAAACCGTAAATGAAATTTATACTGTTGAAGGTTTAACAGAAGAAGAATTTACTGTTGCTGTTGAGGAGGATGAAATAGAGGTTCTTGAGCAAACAGTAAGCCAAAAAGTAGAAATAGACGAAAATGGTGTAGATGTTGAAACGCCTATTTATGATGCAAAGTTAAGCAGAAGAATAGAAGGTGGTGATATATTAATTACCTCAGTGCCTCCAGAAGAGTTTTTTGTAGATCGTAATGCGCGTAGCGTTGATGATTTCTATGTAATCGGTCATCGCACTGATATGACAGTTGGTGATATTTTGGCGATGGGTTACGACCTAGATGATCTTGTAGGAATATCAGGAACAAATTCCACAATAGAAGCTGAGGCAGAGTTTGAGCGTAGAGGGTATTCGGTAGACGAAGACGATACAGAAAATGCTGATCCAACTTCAAGAAAAATTGTTGTTACAGAGGCATATATGAAGATAGATGCTGAAGGTACTGGCATGCCTCAGTTGTACCAATTTATATTGGCAGGGTCGGGTTATAAAATGTTGTCTTACGAATTGGCAGATGAAGTTCCGTTTGCTGTTTTCGAAGTAGATCCAGAACCACATGCTTTTTTTGGTCGTAGTTTAGTTGATTTAATTATGGACGATCAAGATGCTGCAACCGCAATGCTGCGTGGTGTACTTGATAATGTTGCACTTACAAACAATCCTGGCTTAGAAATACTTGACGGTCAGGTTTCCGTTGATGATTTATTAAATAACGAAATTGGTAGAATTGTTCGCGTTAAGCAATCAGGTGCAATTCGAGAGCAAGTAATTCCTTTTACGGCAGGTTCAACATTACCAGCATTGCAGTATTTTGATTTACTTGTTGATAATAAAACAGGCGTTTCAAAAGCAGCACAAGGACTTGACCCTGATATATTACAGTCGGCAACAGCAACAGCTGTAGCGGCAACAATGGAAGGTGCGGCAGGTCAAGCAGAGGTTATTGCGCGTAATTTAGCAGAAGGTGGTATGCGTAGATTATTTAAACTTATTGCAAATTGTATAATTAAAAATACTGATAAAAAAGAAATTATCAGGCTCAATAATCAATTTGTAGAGGTTGACCCGCGTGTTTGGAATGCCGACATGGACATGATAGTTAATGTTGGTGTTGGTACTGGACGAGAAAACGAAAAGGCTGCTGTTCTGCGCGAAACTTTACAAATGCAAATGAGCGTTTGGCAACAATATGGCCCTAACAATGGCTTAGTTACAATGACCAATGTTCGTAATACATTAGCGGATATGTTAAGTAGTGTAGGTTTAAAAAATTCAGAGCGTTATTATTTGCCAGTTACACCAGAAAGTGAACAACAATTGATAGCTCAAAAGCAACAAGAAGCTCAAATGGCAGCACAACAGCAAGAAGGTGGAATACCAGCAAGTGATCCAAACCAAGCATTTTTGGCCGCAGAGCAAATGAAAGCTCAAGGCAAAATGCAAGTAGATATGGCAAAACTACAATTAGATGCACAAAAAGCACAGGCTGATCAGCAATTTAAAATGCACGAACTTGCAATGCAAGATGATTTAAAGCGCGACGAAATGGTACAAGATTTGGCTATTGAAGTTGCAAAAATACTTGGCATTTATGGTGCACAAGTAGATGTGGCAGCAGTAAAAGCAGAACAAGATGCTCCAAGGCCACACAATGAACAAATGATGGGAATGGGAAATGGATTACAAGGTTAGGGCTTCAAGAGCCAAATCTTTACAAAATAATGAAATTTTCCAAAGCATTTTAAAGGATTTGCGAGAGCGTCAGTTAGAGGTTTTCGCAAGTAGCAGCGCGAGTGAGGTGGAGAAACGTGAGGACGCACACGCCATTTTGCGAGCATTAAATGAAATAGAGTATATTCTGCAAGCAGATATTAATGCAGAAAAGCTCATAGAAAAGAAAGGAACGGCACTGCATGGCAACTGAACCTACAAAGGGCAGCATTGACGCTGTCACAGAAATGGTGATGGAAACACCTAAAAACGAAAATCCGAACGAGGAAACTGAAACACCTGTTGAGGCAAGTCAAGACGTTGAACCTGAGGCAGAAGTAGAGGTTGCTGAGAGTGAGGATGACACTGACTATAGTAGTGATGAAGAAACTATAGGTGAGGATGAATTTGAAGGCGGCGAAGCCGCTCCCTTGGAACTTTCTGATGACATCGAAATTGAATATAAAGCTGATGGTGTAATGAAGAAGGCAACCCTTGGGGAGCTAAAGCGAAGCCGCGCTGGACAAGATTATATCCAAAAAGGAATGGAACAAAACGCTCAAGCGCGAAAAGAGTTAGAGCAAATGGCTATTTCTATTAAACAAGAACGTGAACAGTTGTTGCAAAAATTTGAACAATTTAACAATGGCGATGTTCCACAAATGCCGCAAAAACCACCAAAGGAACTACAAAATAGTGACCCTCTTGGTTATTTGGAAAAAATGGAACAATACCGTGAGCAAGTTGCCGAATTTGAGAAGTTTCAAGACGAAGCAGATCATCTGCGTCAACAGCAAATCGCGCAAGAACAACAAGCCGAAGAGTTATATATTGCTCAACAAGCCGAAGCTTTACGAAAAGAAATACCTGAACTGAATGACCCTGAGAAAAGCAAGAAGCTTTTAACAGATATTACAGAAACGGTTACGTCTTTTTACGGAGTACCTGAGGAAATTGTTGGCAAACTTACTCATGGTTGGGAGTTCAAAATTATGCGTGATGCGGTTGCCTATCGTAAGCTAATGGCAAACAAAGACAAAGTTGTTGAAAAATCAAAGGGCGCTCGTCCAATGGTTAAGCCAGGTGCAAAGCGTAGTGAAAATGTTTCAGCGAAAAAACAACAACAAGCACGTTCTAGGATGAAGCAAAAAGGCGATATTAATAGTGTCGCTGATTATTTATTGTCTTAGCGAAAGGACTAAAAAATGGCTGTTACAGCAAATACAAACGAGACGTATGACGTCACGACAATTCGGGAAGATTTATCTGAAGCTATGGCCTCAATAAGCCCTACTGAAACTATTTTTATGAGCACTATCGGTTCTCGTAATGTCGATAATACCTACTTTGAATGGAGTGAAGTTGACCTGGCAGCAACTACCGCAAACCGCCAAATTGAGGGCGATGTGGGGTTGTCTAATACAGCGCCAACTAATGCTGTTCGTAAAGGTGGTTACACACAGATTTCAGCTAAAGTTGTAGAAGTATCATCTACTAACCAAGCTGTTAATGGTGTAGCAAATGCACAAACGGTTGCAAAGCAAGTTGCTTACAAACTAAGCGAGTTAAAGCGGGATATGGAAGCCATGTTATTGGCGAACGTAGCCGCCAGCGCAGGTGCATCTGGTACTGCTAGACAAACAGCAGGCTTGCCAGCTTATTTAACTTCAAACGTTTCGCGTGGTACTGGTGGTGCTAATGGTACTACGTCAGGAACAGGTGAGGCTGGGTTTGTCAACGCAGCAGCAACAGACGGTACACTACGTGCTTTAACAGAAACATTGCTTAAAACAGTAATTGCTTCTTGTTGGGATGCAGGTGCACAGCCAACTGTTGTACTTTGTGGATCAGCTCAAAAGCAAAAAATGTCTACATTCACTGGTAACGCAACACGTTACAAGGAAGCAGAAGATAGCAAGCTAAATGCTGCTATTGATGTGTACATTTCTGATTTTGGTGAGTTACAGATCGTGCCATCGCGTCATATGCGTGTGCGCACAGTTAGCAGTGTAGACTATACACCAGATGTATTTGTTCTTGATCCAAACTATGCGGAAGTTGCTTATCTACAAACAGCGAAGCAAGAACCATTAGCGAAAACTGGTCTGTCAGAGCGCCGCCTAATAAGCTGCGAATATGGACTTCAAGTTACTTCGCAAAAAGCACATGGTGTCGTTGCAGACGTAAACGCATCATAATAAAGTCTAGGGGGGCAGAAATGCCCCTCTACCTACGGAGGATTTTATGAAAATAAAAATAACAACAGATCGCAAACCTTTTATCGACGAAGAGCAATTAGAGCAAGGCGCAGAAGTAGAAGTTTCTGATGAAGAAGCGAAAGTATTTATAGAAAATGGTTTTGCAGTAGAAGTCACAGATAAACCTAAACGAGCACGTAATAAAAAAGGCCAACTTATGGCAGATGATCCCAACACCCCAGATGTGAATGAGGCGTGGGAAGGTGGAGAAGCCCCAGAATGAGCGATACGATATTAGATACCACTTACCACACAGAAGATGATAAACTCATTGTGCAGCGTTCTCAGGACGTGCAGCGCATACTTGATTTTAACAAAGAGCGAAATATAGACGGTCATAACCGTAATAGCGAAATGCGTTTGGCTGGATCTATTCCTTTTGTCATTGCAGAAATGTGGGCAAAGGAGTGTGGTGCAAAAATAGGATCGCAAGAGTTCATGGAATATGTTAAAAAGAAACTTATGAGTGGTGAATTTTCAAAACTTATTGCAAACGGATTTTAAAATGAAAACCATGTCAGATTATACAGCAATATTAATAGCTATATTCACTGCACTTATTGCTGCGGCGTGGTGGGTAATGAATAATATTTTAACTAATAAATCTAAAGTTGTACTTTTAGAGCAGAAAACAGACATGATGATAAAGCTGATGGAAGAAATGCGCGAAGATCAGAAAGAAATGCGTAGAGACGTTCATCAGCTAATGAAAAAATGATTGACCCCGTCAGTTGTGTAGCTTTGGCTAGTGGCGCATTTAAGGCGCTCAAGGGCGCTGTGGCGGCAGGCCGTGATCTCCAAGACTGTACAAATCAAATGATAAGTTGGGGGCAAGCCTTTAGCGATTGGGGTAATTTAGAAGAACGTGAGAAAAATCCACCCTTCTGGCAGAAAACATTTAAAGGCAGTGATAGCAGTAACGCGCTGGAAATTTTCGCTCATAAGAAGAAAATGCAGGCTCTTCGGGAAGAAATGAAAGAATTTGTGACGTGGCACTACGGCAAAAGCGGCTACGAAGAACTCCTGGCAATAGAGGCGCAAATGCGAAAAAAACGAAAAGCCGAAGTATATAGGAAACAACAGCAAATTGATAGTCTTATTAATTTTGCTATTGGGGCAGTAATTTTCAGCATTGGTGCAGCAGTTATATTTTTTATATTTTACCTATGGGGTAGTAAACAAGGGCGCTGGTAATGTGGGTTTTATTATGGTTGCAGGTTATAAGCGGAACATTTGACCACTATCATATTGGCAGTCATAGCACTGAAGAAGCATGTAAATTGGCACTTAAAGAAGCTAAAGTATTAGTTACAAATAATAATTCTAAAGTTGTGTGTATTAAAATAGAACGGTGATACTGAAACAATTTCGCAATAAATATATTGTATATGACAAAAACGGAAAAGTAGTTATAATTACCAAAGACAAAAAAGTAGCAATAGCACATGCTAGGTCAAAAAAATGACAGAATTTGATAAAGCTGACATTAACGGCAATGGCGTTATAGAACGCAACGAATGGAATAAACTTGCCTTAGAAGATCGCAGACTAGAAATGATAGACCGCGATTTAAAGAGGAACGCAGAGCGAAGATTTACAGGATTTGCGTTAGCTGGCATGTTAATTTATCCATTTATAATATTATTAGCGTCTGTTCTTGGCTTTGATAAAGCTGCTAGTTTAATAACAGATATTGCCTCAGTTTACGTAATTGCCGCATCAGGTGTGGTTGCCGCTTTCATGGGTTTTAATGCCTACAGCGCAAAGGCTGACAATAAAAAATCTAACATTCAAATGGAGAGCAACAATGATGACGTTGTTAGGTAGTTTATTAGGTTTTGGTACATCGTTTTTGCCAGAAGTTTTAAATTATTTCAAAGCTAGTCAAGATCACAAACACAACTTGGAACGTATGCAAGTTGAAATGGAAATGATGACAAAGCGTAATGAGCTAAAGCTAAACATTATTGATAAGCAAGCAGAGATAAAAGAAACAGAAGGATTGTATAAACATGATGCAATTGATGCAGGGGGTTTTGTCAACGCATTACGAGGTAGTGTGCGCCCTATTATCACTTATGCTTTTTTTGGTCTTTTCGTTGCCGTACAAGTAGTTGTTATGATGAAGGTTATTAACGAAGGTGGTAATTGGCAAGACGCTATACCTTTAATGTGGACGCCAGAAACACAAGGATTGTTCGCAGCGATTATGTCTTTCTGGTTTGGTAATCGCGCTGTTTCTAAATATTATGGTGTAAAAAAATGAAGGTAAATATTGGGTTAGCTTTTGCAATGGCTGTACAGTTGGTTGCACTGGTCTGGTATATTTCTGGGCTTGTGCATGACTTGGAACACTTAAAACAAACTGTATCAGCGCAAGATGAACTTATACGTCTTATAGACCAAGACGTTGATGACCTATGGGCATTCTGTACTTTCACGGAAAATAAATGGGCAGAAGCATATTCAAGCGATATGGTTTATGAACGATTATGTGGCACTAAGGAATTTATCAATGAGTGATGCACTTAAAAAACTCCAAACAAAAATAAACGCAAACGCTGATGGCAGTTTTGGCCCACAGACCGCTAAAGCTATCTGTAATCATTATGTGCTAAACCCAGAACGTGGGGCGCATTTTCTTGGGCAGTTAGTGCATGAAAGTGGTACGTTTAAATATACAGAGGAAAACTTAAATTATTCTAAAGAAGCTATTTTAAAAGTTTTTGGTAAGTATTTTAAAACAGAGGCAGATGCTGAAAGTTGTGCACGTAACCCACAAGCCCTAGCAGATCGTGTATATGGTCACCGTTATGGTAATGACGGTCAAGGGTATCTATGGCGCGGCAGAGGTTTTCTGCAATGCACTTTCAAAGAAAATTACGCGATGTTTGCTAATGACATGAATTTGCCAGAGGTAATGAAAGATCCAGATTTAGTTGCTACAGATTACCCTATGGAAAGTGCTTTATGGTTTTTCAAAAGAAATGATTTATGGGAAATGTGTGATGTTGCGCCAACTAATGAAAGCGTAAAAGCCCTGACAAAAAGAGTTAATGGCGGTTACAATGGATTAAAGCACCGCCAAGAAGAAACTATGAAAATTTATAAATGGTTAGCTTAAAATAAAAACCTCAGTCAGCGGTTAGACTAACTGAGGTTTCCATATCCATCGAACCAAGGAGACCAATCCCCAGAGGTACTGCTTTTTTGAAACTAAAATAAAGAAGCAAATATAATTTTAAAGTTTCATTTTTATTATGTCAAGGTCTAGGCATAGGCTTTACAAGCTTATTAGAGGCGTGTGTAGTGCCTTTACAGTGTATTAGCACATTATCGTGGTGTTGCTCCATTATATCGAACATAGCCTCTTTAGAATAGCTGCAAGCGTCATAGCTAGGAAATAGTATTTGATGCGTTAGTGGTTCGCCTTGAACAAAATAAGTAAGAATCATAAAAGTGTAATATTTAATCATTGTGTTTTCTCCATTGGTTTTGTACTATTCGCATGGGGCAGTTTTCATCATAATTTTGGTAGTCCACGTTCCCCTGTGGCTGCCCCACGACAATCTTTATAACAATTAGCTGCAAAGCCTTTTGGTTTAAATTTCATAAATCTATGTTTAGCGTTTTCTTGATCTTCTACAGCTACTGACTGCATCATAATTGCTATTTCATCTTCAGTTGGTTCTCTGTTGAACTTCTTTTTATATGCCTCAATGTAGTTCATATATTATACCCTTTTTGTCTAAGTAACTTAACGTAGTCTGTTAGTTCACGCTTTGCATACTCATAGTTTCTTAACGCATTGCGGTCAGCGTCATGTTTAAACCGTTCTTCTAACCACTTTGCTTCTTGTTGTTTAAAATACTTTAGCTCCTGTTGTTGTTGATAATTAAGTTTTTTCACTGCGCTGACCTTGTTTGATAACCCACCAATGTATGTTGTTGCGTTTGACGAAGTTGTTTAAGGCTTGCAAAGACATATTTAGTTTTTTTGCTGCCTCTGTTTGCGTAGTATTTTTAGAGAATTGCGCTACTAGTTTAAAACGTTCACGCTTATGTCTCTCAGTCATTTGTTCCCAAGTTTCCATTATTGCACCACAAAAAATTTATCTATGTTATAAACGGCAATGCCTAACATTACCGCCCACAAAAAAGCTATCCATCTATCTTGCCTACTCATTGGTATTTACTCCAATATTCGTTCCAATACTCTGTTGCTTTTTCATCTATTTCTTCTTCTAATAGAAAATCTATTACGTCAAAGTCTTTCATAATTACGTGCGCTTTTTCTTGTGCATCACCTAATGATGCGTATGTGCCAAAGCCTTTAGTAAATGTATCCCAAGCAAAATCTATATGTTGTTCTACAGTTTCTTTTTTAAGGTCTGGTAATTGCATTATATATCTCCGTCTAATAATTGTTCTTGGATACTGTCGTGATATTCTGCCATTATAGCTTTTGCTAAACGTGCTGAGATTGGCCTAGCCCTTCTAGGATTGTGCAAATCAGTGTAGTCGAAATCTACGGTAGTTCCTTGTACTTCATCACTGAACTGGCTTTCCGTTGTTGTGTAATAAACCTCTAAGTCAAACTCAAAGCCACGAAACTCTACTGGTATATGTTTGTAATTTTCCATTGTGTACCTTCCTTTTATATTACTAATATAGTATCAGATATGAGACTTGTCAACCCCTTGTGTATAATTAATTTACTGAGATTGTAAAAAAATTTGATAAAAACTATAAATAATAAAAAACAATTGACAGGTAAAAGCAGTGTATAAAGTAGAAATGGAAATATCAGGACAGCCACAAGGTAAGGGCAGACCTAGATTTACAAGGACAGGCAAGGCATATACGCCAGAAAAAACAAAAGAATATGAAAGTCGTATTCAAGCAGCAGCTTGGAAAGCTATGCAAGAAGCAAAGCTAGAGCCGACAGAACGTTTTGTTGCAGTAGATATTATTGCATTTATGGAAATACCTAAATCGTGGCCTACGGTAAAACGCATGGAGGCTGAATATGGCGCTCTACAGCATACAACAAAACCTGATTTAGACAACATTATAAAAGCAGCACTAGACGGTATCTCTTCTGGAAAAATTATTATGGATGACAAGCAAGTGACTGCAATTAAAGCTAGAAAGATGTACTGCCACCCAGACAGAGGGCCAGTGCTTTACGTGTCAGTATCTTGGACTGATCCAGAAGAATAAGACCAATCAGGGCCATATGTTTCACGCCATAACTCAGGTTGTTTGTGTAAAGCTATTTTTGTTTGATCCCATAACCCCTGGTGGTGTCCTTCACACAACGGTATAGCAGAGCTATCAGGACGCTTTAGAGTGCCATGTCTATCATGGATTGGATGGTGGGCTGTTGTATTGCTTAATTGGTTCTCTCCGAAGCGTTGACAGACGCAACAGGGCATTTCTCTAATAGACTGTAAGTATTTTTCATCTTTCATTTTTGTTTTTGTTTTCTGCCCCAATGGTGGTTTTTTTGCTAAGTTAGTCATTTTCAAATGCTTCTTTTGTAACTGGTACTCTATATGTGTCGAAATAATAATAACCGTAAGTAACATTAGAAACGTGTTTATGGAATAACTCCATACGCTCACGATGATTTCTCACAATACCGTTTTCTTGTGGTTTTCTATCACATAATTCTCTAGGTTGGGCAAAGCAATATGGGCAAGGCATTGCTCTTATCATAATTTGTTCTTCTGTATAATTTGTCATATTAATTTAAAATGCTCCGTTGATAAAACGCTTATTATTTCTTGATCGTCATAGTTATTGCGTCTGTTGTGTGTTTTTGCACTAATTTTAAATTCGCCAAAAATTACAAAATTTTCTAAATCGGTATAGCCAATGGCATCTTCCCACTCTACCACAAAGAAACACGGCAAGCCTGTTATTGCTTTTGAGCTATGCCATGCGACTAATTTTGTCATAGATACAATCATTGTCGGATAGTCGTTAAACTTTTGATTGCGTTTTCTGAACTCTAAAAATGCTAATGGTTTGTTGTCACGGTAAGCAATAAAGTCAAATTGTGATAACTTTTTTTGGCGTAACATCTGGCATTTCCATTTCTCAGCAAGCATGTCAGCTATTCTTTGTTCGTTGTCATAATCCTCTTTATTTTCGTATATAGAGTGGGTCATAACCTATTGCCTCTGCCAATTTAGCCATCGACATTTCAAAATATTTGTTAAATTCTTTTTGATCCATGTCATCGAAGCTAATGCTATCAATTACACGCATGTGACAGTTTGCTAAACCGTTCCAACGCATACGGACGTAACCACAAGCCCATTTGAGTTCATCGTGTAAATGTTTATGTGTAGGCCACTTTCCTGTAGCCTTACACACGTTGTTTAATGTTGCCCAATACAGATTGTGTTGTGGGTTAGAACGCTTACCAGTGGCTACTAAATCAAACGTCTGCCCCTGTTTGTGTTCTTCTATTTGTTCTGCATCAAAGCTAGTGCAAGGCAACAAGTTCCCATCTTTCAATTGCACTTGGATTTTAGAAAGGGATTTCATCGTCAAGATCATTAGTTGTTTGTTGTTCGTTATTGTTGTCAGATAAGTTGTCACCCTCTGCATAACGATTATCAGATGTATGGGTTTTCTTGCTTGCCCAAATAACATCTACAATAGACGCTTTGACTTGTAAGTAGGTTTTGTCATTGTACATACGTGTTTTAAACTCACCTACAACAATAACCTCTGTGCCTTTTGTAAGATGTGTAGCTAATCCTGTTCTAAAAAACGAACATTCAAAAAAGTACGTTGATTTATCTTCTTTGTAGCCATCATCTACAGCAACGCTGAAGTTTAAAACCTTATTATCATTGCTAAATGATTTTATTTCTGCGTCTTTCGTCAAACGCCCTTTTATTGTAATATTTTTCATTAATCATTCTACTCCAAATTCTTTATTTAATTTATCTCTTGCATCTATTAGTTGGTTATATTGATCTTCATCAATATTAGGGTTGTTAAGAAATTTTTTAAATTTTGTTTGGTTAGCTTTAAATTTATCCCAACCACACGTTTGAAAAAACTCTAACCACGCATCAACTTTTTCTTGTATATTAGCAACGGCAAATTCTTGCTCTTGAGGTTTTGCGCTTTTAAAATCATCTGCTTCTTCTTCTGAATATACGTCACCGTGTAAACCTACTAACTTAAGTATAACTCTGTCTTTGGCACGTTTTTCTGCCATAGCAAATGGGTAACTGTTTTTGTTATTGTATGGTGCTGCTTCACCAATCGACCACTCTGTAGCGTCTTTCATGTGTCCAGTAACACATATTACAGCCTCTTTAGCACTAACGTCACAAGATATTATTTGTGGTGCATCGAACACTATATTATGATGGGCTGCTATTTTTTCTAAGGCTTTGTGCAAAAGAACAGGAGTGCCATGACAATCCCAAACAGCTTTGTGTTGTGTTATATCAACTTCTTTTAACAACTTAACTAATTTTTCTGGTAAATTAGGCATCTTCATTTTCCTTTATAATACCAGCAAAAATGCCATGTTTATCGAAATCACTACAAGCCTTGTTTATTGCTTCCGTAATAACAGAACTAGATTTAGCTCCAAAAGTAAGATTAGTTGCTTCACCATCTTTTGTTTCAGCCATTTCTTTTTCTGTTGTTTCTAACATTGCTTTTGTAATGTACAGCCTAATCAATGACGGATCAGGGTGTTTTTGACCAAGTTTTGTGTCCATTTTTTTGTACCTTTTTAATTTATACTTGTCTTATATAGGAAACAGTCTTATATATGCAACCATAAAGTTGCACATTGGAGACTTTTTTATGGAAAGCATTTTATCAACTGAGGAAATAATTAGGCGATTAGATAAACGTGTATTGGCTAAAGTTGTAAGAGACGTTGGCGTATCAAAGCATACTATTTATAGGTTAATGCGTGGTGACGATGTATATTATTCTACAGTTAAAAAGTTGTCTGATTATTTGGTAAAAGAAAACCCATAGCGTGAAGAACTATGGGCTTCCAAAAAAGGTACATTGTGTGCATAATGTCAAAACCAATGAAATATGCAAGGTCTTTATAAACGATCTTGCCCAACAAGAAAAGGGTTAAAAATGTCAAATTTAGTTAGTAACCTAGTACAAACAAAAAAAGTAGGTTCTAATACTCAAAAATCTATTCTGATGTACATGGCAGACAAGGCTAGTGATGATGGTAGTGGTATATGGGTTAGCAAAAAGAATATGGCTGCTGATTTGGAAATGGCTATTAGAACGCTGCAAACAAATATTAGAGACATGGTTAGTTCTGGTATAATTTCTGAAGCAGGGCAGAAAAAACATAAAAACGGCTACACTGTAGATTATACAATCAACCTGGAACGTATCGGAACACTACAGAACACTAGGGAACACCATGCAACACCTGCACCCCTGCATCAGATGCACCCCTACCCACGCAGCACCTGCACCCCTACCCCTGCACCAGATGCACCCAAACCATTAATAGAACCATCCATTGAACCAAATAATATTAAAAATATTTTATCTCATTGGGTAATAGAAGATAATGCAGCAGAAAGTTTTATTAAATATCGTAAGCAGATTAAGAAACCTTTAACTGTAACAGCAGCGAAAAGATTAGCAGAAAAATTAAGATTTATTTTTATAGCCGATGGTAGTCCAGAAGATGCTTTGGCAATGGCAGAGGAAAAAGGATGGCAATCTATAGAACCTGATTGGTATTTTGGTAGTTTGTTTGGCAAAGATAGTGTAGAGTATAAACAGGCGATGGGTAAAATTCGTGAAGCAATAAAAGAAATAAATTAAAAGGTACAAAAAATGAATTATGATTATAGAATACAATTAGTAAAAAAAGAATTAGAGAATATTCTTAGCAGCTATGCAGTGCCAGTACACATTAGGAATGATGAAGATGCAAAGCAAAATGAAATCAAAATTATTGCTAAAGCAGTAAATCAAATATTTCCATCAGATAGCACTAGGGAAGTTATAGAGGGTGCTTTTAGTCGCGCAGAGCTTAAAATTAAAGCTGCACATATGTCTAGAACGTGGCCTAAAGGCGCAGATATAGTTACTGCTATAAAACATAGTATAGCAACGGCTGGTGACCTTCCTAGTGTATCACCTAACTGGCATCCAGATCCAAAAATAATTAATGCACAGCGAATAAAAAAAGGTGAACCTGTTGGTGAGTTTTATATTCATGGCAAGATGGCAGATGAATTAGTACGTGATGGTTTAGTAACAGAGCATGATCTACAGCCTTACAAGGAATACTTAGCCGTAGAAAAAATAGATAGAATATGATATTTATGTTATACTGACATTGGGGTGATATGCTCCATACTCCTCCCAATGTGGGGTTTGCCTCAACTAGCCCTAGTGTTGAACTGCTCCGCTAGGGCTTTTCTTTTTCTAAATATAGAATATAATACCATATATAGACGCACCCAGTTATGGACGGACTAAATGAAAAAAACTTTAACTTGGCCAGCTGATAAAATAGAGCGAAAAAAAGTAAAAAATTTAATACCTTACGCACGAAACAGCAGGACTCACAGTGAAGAACAAATATCACAAATTTCAGCAAGTATTAATGAATGGGGTTTTACTAATCCTATTTTGATAGACGTTAATAATGAAATTATAGCTGGGCATGGGCGTTTACTTGCTGCGCAAAAGCTAGGTTTAAACGAAGTTCCATGTATAACGGCTGTTGGTTGGTCGGACGCTCAAAAGAAAGCCTATGTCATAGCAGATAACAAACTAGCCCTAAACGCAGGGTGGGATAACGATATGTTGTCCGTTGAGTTTGCCGAACTAAAAGATATGGACTTTGATCTTGGCCTCACAGGTTTTGACGCGGACGAATTGGCGAAGCTGCTACATGAGCCAGAGAAAGACGGCTTGACCGACGAGGACGATGTTCCAGATGCACCAGAACAACCTGTTACGGTAGAGGGTGATGTTTGGATATTGGGCAACCACAGACTGATGTGCGGCGATAGCACGAATTTTGATGCTGTAGATAAACTATTAGAAAATAAAAAAGCTAATATGTGCTTCACTGATCCACCGTATCTTATGGACTTTACTGGCGGAATACACGCGGACGGTTCTAAATCGTTTAACGCTACCCACGGCGGAATTAAAAACGATAAGATGTCAAAGAAAGACGGCGAGGCATTTTTAGACGCAATCAATACCACCATAAAAACTTATGTGGACGGTGCGTTTTATATTACTTTCTATCGCCTGGGGATAGATGGATATTACGCAAGTTTAGAACGTGTTGGGTTAAAATGCCGTTCATTAGTTATATGGGATAAAGGTAATCATACTCTAAGTAATAGTGATTATATGAGTATGTATGAACCTATTTTTTACGGCTGGGTTAATAATCATAAATTTTACGGCGGTAAAAACGGCATGGATATTTGGCGTATAGATCGCACAAAGAAAAACGATCTACACCCAACTATGAAACCAGTAGAGTTATGCTTAAAAGCCATAAAAGATGGCTCTCAGGTAAATGGGTTAGTTTTAGATTTATTTGGCGGTTCAGGTTCTACGTTAATAGCGTGTGAAAAAATAGACCGTGAATGCCGTGTAATGGAGTTAGACGCTAAATACTGCGATGTTATAATCAAGCGTTGGCAAGACTATACTGGTAAATTAGCCGTTTTTGAGGAAACAGGACAAACTTACCATGATTTAAAGGCGGTCAGATGCAAAGCCGCGTAATGAGTGGAGTAGAAGCGGTTACTAACGTGCTAATAGGATACACAATCGCAACCGCAGCAACTTATGTTATACTACCTATGCACGGTTATGACGTAACAACACAAAAAGCCTTGTCTATCTCTTTAGCTTTTACCGTCATATCTTTAGCGCGTTCTTACATTTTACGTAGGTTTTTCAATAGGTTATGAGATGAATAAAAAAAACAAGGGTGGCAGACCATCAATAAAACTTACTAAAGAACAAAAGAGTGAGCTGGAAACATTAGCTGCTGTGCTTAACGTAGAACAGATTGCAGATTACTTTGGTATAAGTAGACGTGTTTTCTATGATATTATGGAAAGAGATGAAGAAGTTTCTGCACAGTATAAAAAGGGTAAAGCCAAAGCCGTGGGTTTTGTGGCGCAAAATCTTATTCAAAAAGCAAGGGGTGGTGATTTAGGAGCGCAAATATTTTATTTAAAAACACAAGCTGGTTGGAAAGAAACCCAGAAATTTGAGGGTTCTGGAAATGACGGTGAACATGTAATAGCTTACAAATGGATGGATAATGAAGACGAGGACAATTAAATATAAACCTCGTGAGATGCTTAAACCATTTCATAAACGTAAAGAGCGTTATGCTATTATTGTGGCTCATAGACGTTTTGGTAAAACCGTTGCCGCTATTAATGATTTAATAAAAGACTCATTAACAATACCGCGTAAAAATGTTCGTGTTGCTTATATAGCGCCATATTATAGACAAGCTAAAGCTATTGCCTGGGATTATTTATTGGAGTACACAAGAGATGTTGAGGGTAGCTTAGTAAACGCAAGTGAATTGCGCGTAGACTTTCCTAACGGTTCGCGCATTCGTTTGTTTGGCGCAGATAATTATGATGCAATGCGTGGATTATATTTTGATAGCGTTGTGTTAGATGAGCCAGCTGATTTTCCTGCAAACGCCTGGCCTTCTGTTATTCGTCCTAGTTTATCAGATCGTAAAGGAAGAGCGACATTTATTGGAACTCCCAAAGGAAAAAATGATTTTTGGGATATTTGGCACGATGCTCAAAACGATGGAAATTGGTACGCTGCGATGTTTAAGGCTTCTGAAACGTCAATATTAGACTCAGAAGAACTTGAAGAAGCTAAACAAACTATGGGCGAAGATCGCTATGAGCAAGAGTTTGAATGTAGTTTTGAGGCAGCTATTCAAGGCGCATATTATGCAATGGAAATGAAAACAGCTACGCAAGAGAAACGTATTGCAAAAGTGCCATATGATCCTAGTGTTGGTGTAACGGTCTCTTGGGATTTAGGAATAGGCGATAGTACGTCATTATGGTTTGCTCAATTTGTAGGGCAAGAAATACGCCTGATAGATTTTTACGAAATGTCAGGTGTTGGTTTAGACCATTATGCAAAGGTGTTAGATGAAAAAGGCTATCATTACACAGAACATATATTACCACATGATGTGAAAGTAAAAGAGCTTGGTACAGGGAAAAGCAGATTAGAAACATTGGATGCTCTTGGTGTTAATAACATATCTATAGCTCCTAAACTTTCTATAGATGATGGAATACAATCAGCACGTTCTATGCTTAATCGTTGTTGGTTTGATGAAAAAAATTGTGGGCGTGGCATTGAAGCATTAAGACAATATCGTAGAGAATTTGACGAAAAAAACAAAGCATGGCGTGGTAGACCTTTGCATGATTGGACATCACATGCAGCCGATAGCTTTAGATACATGTCAATTGGACGCAAAGAACAGCAAGAGTGGGGCGAACCAATAAAAAGAAATTTGCGTGGAATTGCATAATGTGGTAAACAAAACCATGGCTCGTAAATTTAAAAAGGTTGCTAAAACAAAAAAAGGTGTACCTAAAAAATACTTGCAGGGATCAAAAAACCCTAATGCAAAAGAAAAAGAAATATTAGAAACAAAACGAAAATATAAACTTGGTTTACCAATTGATGTAAAGAAAGTGAGTAAAAGCCGTGCCGCCCAAGCCAAAAAAAAGAAGTAGCGAAACCGCGTTAGCTAATAAAGCAAAAGAAAGTGGTATTTCGCTTAGTATTTTAAAAGAAGTCAAAAAACGTGGTGATGCAGCATATTTAGGTTCTGGTTCTAGAAATGTTTCAATGGCAGCTTGGAGCATGGGTAGAGTAAATAGTTTTATAAGTGGCAGAGGTGGCGCTAGAAAAGCCGATGCTGACTTATGGAAAAAAGCAAAAGCATCAAAAAAAAGGAGTGCGTGAAATGCCTGGGTATCATAAAGGTGGTAAGAAAAAAGGTGGTAAGAAAAAATGAGAGTAGGTAAATATTCATCAGCAAAAAGCTTCAAGCCATGCAAAGGGTGTCCAACTCCTAATAAATGTGCTATGGCAGGTAAGTGTTTAGCCAAGGAATAAAAAATGGCCTATATTGACGAACAGCCAAGATATACAAGTTTAATTGATCTAATTGATGGTGGTGGCGCAGGTAGAAGTGGTGAACGTTTTGAAGGCGGTGGTCTTCTAAGTATTTTGGCAAACGCACTGACACGTCCTTACGGCTATGAAGATAGATTAAGAGATCGTAAAAACGATACTACTGACGCAATAACTGATGTGATTAGTGAATTAACAAATCGTGACGGAATTGAGAGATTGCAAAACCGTAGAGGATTTGTTCCTGGTGAACAAGTTGAACCAAATCCAATGCAAGATTATCCTAATATGTCTATGCAGCTAATGGAAGGCGTTACAGTGCCGTTTACCAATCCTTACGAGGTGGGCGGTGGTTTTGACATGACAGCGCCTTCTGCATATCCTCAAGCAGATGTGGCTTCTCCTATGAACACAGCAATGGTAAGCCCTCAGCAAAATGCGCTTGAAGAATTAGCGGCAAATTTAGTTGCTGATGAAATGGGCGAAGGTTTTTTTATGCTTCCTTCTGAAGATCGTAGAAGATTAATACAAAATAAGTACAACGAGCTAGCAATTTCTCTGGATATGTAAAATGGCAAAAGCATCGGCTGCTAAAAGAGTAAATGGTAAACTAAAATATCGTGGGAAAACATTTCGTGGATTTAATAAGCCACAAAAATCAAGTTCTAAAAACAAAGACATGGAAGTGCTTGCAAAAAAAGGTGACGAAATTAAAGTTGTGCAATTTGGTGATCCTAACATGAGTGTAAAATCAAACAGGGCAGAAAACAAAAAAAGTTACTGTGCTAGATCAAGTGGGATAAAAGGCGCAAATGATAAATTTTCTGCAAATTATTGGTCACGAAAAAATTGGGAATGTTAAATGGCTATAACAACGTATAGTGAATTAAAAACTGCTGTTGGGAATTGGTTAAACAGAGACGATTTAACAAGCGTTATTCCTGATTTTATTTCATTATGTGAGGCAGATTTAAACAGAAAACTTCGACATTATAAAATGATTGAGCGAGTAGACGCAACATTAGATAGTCGTTACATACAAGTGCCTGCCGATTGGTTAGAAACTTTTAGATTTAACATAACAGACGCAGCAACGGTTCGGCTAGATTTAATTGGTGCAGAAGATATGTTGCAAAAACGAGAATTAAATAGAGATACAACAGGCGTACCACAGTTTTACGCTCAAATAGGCGATAGTATAGAGGTATTTCCAACTCCAGCTGGTGAATATCCAATGCAGCTTGCTTATTATGCAGAAATACCTAAACTAAGTGACACTACCACTTTCAACTGGTTATTGCAGTCTGACCCAGATTTATATTTATATGGTTCGTTGATGCAGTCAGCGCCTTATTTACTGGATGACGCAAGAATGCAAACGTGGGCTAGTTTATATCAAAATGGATTAGCTTCTTTGCAAAAAGCCTCAGACGATACTAGATTTGGTGGTTCTGGTCGCAGAATTATTATATCTAGTTATGCTTAACAAAATGGTGTATATTGCACCTAGATTGATCTAACGGAGATAATAATGTCTTTCACCAATACTTTCGAAACACACGTATTAAATTATGTGTTTACTGCTACAAGTGTTACAAGACCGACTGCTTGGTACGTTGGTTTATTTACTGCTGATCCAACTGACAGTGGTTCAACTACAAATGAAATATCAGGAAACGGCTACGCAAGAACAGCCGTAAGTTTCAATGTTTCAGGAGATTTAGCTACAAATTCAGCAGCAGTAGAGTTTCCAGCCGCTTCTGGTGGTAATTGGGGAACTATATCACACATGGCCGTAATGACTGCTTCGACTGGTGGTGATATGATTGTGCATAGTGCATTAACAACTGCAAAAGCTATCAATGATGGTGACGTTTTCCGCATTCCAACAGGTGATCTTGATATTACATTAGCTTAATGGCTCTACGTTCTACATACAATACTGGCCTATATGGGGCTGGGCTTTATGGGCAACCAGAAACAACGCAAGGCGCAGCAAATATAAGTTGCTCATCAAGTGTAGTAGCAAATGCTGATGTTATTATTGATGCTGCGACAACTGTAACGTGTAGTTCAAATGTAACCGTTTCAGCAGGTAGAATTAGAACATCTGCGGTCAACATAGTTTGTCAAGGCGTAGTTGTAGCTGTAGCGGTAGAATATCCAGAAGTGCCAGGTTTTAGACCTGGGTACGGTAAAAATACTTATGGATCATACATATATGGCATCAATCACAGTGTAGAAGAAGGTGCTGCTGCAATTAGCCTTGCTTGTAGTGTCACAAGTGCTGGTACGCGCATTGCCGATGCAAGTTCAAATGTAACTTTAACATCTACTATGACTGCAAACGGTGTGATAGATGTTGTAGGTCAGGCAAATATTGCACTATCATCTAGCGTAAATATAGAGTATAATCGCGTCAGATTAATGGCAGCAGATATAAATGCTGCTGCTTCAATAGCAATTAATTCAAGGTATAAATGGCTTGATGCACCAGACCCAACAACCACATGGACGGACGTATCAGACCCAAGTACATCTTGGACGGAAGCAGATTATTTAGAGAGGGCCGCATAAATGCCAGCATCAACAACTAATTATTCTTGGAACTTACCTACCGTTGGCGGAGACGAAGACGCTTGGGGTGGTTATTTAAATTCTAATTGGACAAATTTAGATACGCTTTTAGGTGGAGTTTCTGCAACAGAATTTGGGTATGTAGATGGTGTAACTTCACCAATACAAACTCAATTAGACGCTAAAGCAACAACTGGTAAGGCTATAGCGATGGCAATGGTATTTGGATAGTAAAGGAGTTTTTCAATGGCAAATCCAAATGTAGTCGCAGTGAGCAGTATTTATGCTAATACAGCCGTAGATGCTGATGTTGCTGCAAGTGCGGTAAGTTTATTAACCGCTGCATCAGATAAATTATTAAAAATTAATTCGCTGGTTATAGCCAACATAGATGGCACTAACTCTGCTGATATATCTGTGTGGATTACACGATCAAGTGTAGACTACTACATAGCTAAAAGCATTACAGTAGCAGCAGGTAGTTCACTGCTACCCATAGATAAGAACATGGGGCTGTACTTAGTAGAAGGTGACATACTGAAAATACAAGCAAGTGCAGCAGGGGATTTATCCGCTGTTTGTTCATATGAAGAGATTGATGACGCTTAATAGAAAGTAGCTTAATGAAATCTTTCGGTAATATTGCAAAAGATGGTCAGGTCAGAGCAGTTGCTTCTGGTGCTTTAACTGATGGTACTCCTGTTGTTGTCAACTCTGATGGTACTGTGAGCAGTGTTAGTGAAACCACTACAACAGAAGCTCTAGGAACAGAAAGTGCTTTTAATGCACTTAATTCTGCTTTTATTACTACTGTTTTTGATAGCTCTAATAATAAACATATAATTGTTTATCGTACTAGTCCTAACATGAGATATGTAGTTGCAACGGTGGCATCAGATGGTGGTGTTTCTTTTGGTACTGATGCTGTTGCTTTATCAGGAGACCATCAACAAATCGCCTCTGCCTTTGATAGCACAAACAATAGAATTGTTACTGTTTTTAGGAATGGTAATGACAGCAATCATGGTTATGCAATAGTCGGTTCTTTATCAGGAACTACTGTAACTTGGGGCAGTGCTACAGAATTTAATAACGCAAATAACGCTGAACTAGGTATTTCTTTTGATAGCACAGCAGGAAAAGTTATTATTACTTATAGAAATTATGGCAATAGTAGTTACGGGACTGCAATAGTTGGAACTGTAAGTGGTACAAGCATAAGTTTTGGAACACCTGTTGTTTTTAACAGTGGCACTACAGAAAAAACTAGATCTGTTCACGATAGCATTAACAACAAAACAGTTGTTTCGTTTAGAGATGATGGTGACTCAAGTAAAGGTAAAGCTGTTGTTGGAACGGTCAGTGGAACAGATATTAGTTTTGGATCAGAGGTGGAATTTGAATCAGGTAAGATAAACCACTCTGGTATAGCGTTTGACAGTGATACTGGTAAAGTAGTTATTGCTTATAGGCAAGACCACGAAACTTCTGGTTCTACGGACTTCAAACGAGGAACTGCTGTTGTCGGCACTGTTTCTGGCACAAGTATTAGTTTTGGTACTCCTGTTGCATTTGACAATACAGGAGACTATGGCGAAAGCTCGCATGGTAATGTGATATATGATTCTAATGCTAAGAAAGTTCTTGTTGTTTATCCACGTACAGTAAGTGGTAGTTATTCAAATCGTGGTTATGTGTTTCCTTTAAAAGTTTCTGGCACAACTGTTGTTGCTGATACACCGAAGGAATTTACCTCAGGTTCAGCTACAGGTTATACTTCCATATCGTTTGACAGTAATGTAAATAGAAGTCTTATAGCTTTTAAAGATAATGCTAATAGTGAATATGGAACAGCAGTTTCTTATAGACCTTCATTTACTTCTACAACCCTCACCTCAGAAAACTACATAGGCTTTTCTGACGGTGCATACGCAGACACACAGAGTGCTGCAATAAACACAACAAACACAATCGACAGAAACCAAAGCAGCCTTACAGCAGGGCAAACATATTTTGTGCAAACGGATGGCACACTAGGATTAACAGCAGATGATCCCTCAGTAACAGCAGGAACTGCTATATCAGCTACAGAACTAATAGTGAAAGGTTAAAGAATGAAAACTATCGTAGAAACGTCAACAGGTCTAAGCAAATATCTACTTGCAGATGACGTAACAATCACAGCGACAGCAGATAATATTACAGTGGGTGATCCTGCTCAGTTTATTATTGCTGACCTCAATAGCACCACAGTTACAATCACTGACAATGTAACCAACGCACCCGAAGATTGGACAGGCAACAAGTATACCTTTGACGGCACAACTTGGGCAGCCAACCCTGATTGGGTAGACCCAGACGCTGAAGAGGGTGGGGAGTAAAACATCATGCGTATCATTGGTAATGATCCAAGCGTACCAAGACAGGAACACGCTGTAGCTAGTGGTACGCTGACGAATGGTACTCCTGTAGTTGTGAACTCTGATGGGACGGTGAGTGTTGTTTCTGAGACAACTGTTACTGAAGGTTTTGGTTCTTCTGTTGTATTTGAGAGTGCTACTGCCGATTTTATTTCAGGAGTTTATGACTCTAATGCTCAGAAAGTGATTTTAGCTTATAGGGATGGTGGCAACTCTAGCTACGGTACGGCTATCGTTGGAACAGTCAGTGGCACGTCTATCAGCTTTGGCTCTCCTACTGTATTTGAGAGTGCTTATAGCACTAACATGTCAGTTATTTATGATACTAACGCTCAGAAAGTTGTTATAGCTTATACTGATGTTGGCGGTTCTGAATACGGCACTGCTATAGTAGGAACAGTTAGTGGAACGTCTATTAGTTTTGGTTCTGCTGCTGTGTTTGAGAGTGCGAGTACCGAAGTCATTTCAGCAGCCTATGATGCTAATGCTCAGAAAGTTGTCATAGCTTATAGAGATTTTGCTAACTCTAGCAAAGGCACTGCTATAGTAGGAACAGTATCAGGTACTTCAATTAGCTTTGGTTCTCCTGTTATATTTGAAAGTGGTTCTACCAGTTATATTTCAGCTATCTATGATGCTAGTGCTCAAAAAGTTGTTATAGCTTATAGAGATAATGGTAACTCTTTTTACGGAACTGCTATTGTTGGTACTGTAAGCGGAACGTCTATTAGTTTTGGCACTGCCGTTGTATTTGAGAGTGCTACGGTTGAGTACATTTCAGGAGTTTATGACTCTAACGCACAAAAAGTTGTAATAGCTTATGAAGATGTTGGTAACTCTGAGTATGGTACAGCTATAGTAGGCACTGTGAGTGGTACGTCTATTAGCTTTGGTAGTGCTGTTGTGTTTGAAAGTGCTAGCTCTAATTTTATTTCAATCACTTATGACAATAATGTTCAGAAGGTTGTTATTGCGTACAGAGATGTAGGAAACAGTAACTATGGTACGCTTATTGTCGGAACAGTTAGTGGGACTTCAATTAGTTTTGGTAGTGCCTCTGTTTATGAAACTGCTAATTCAACCTATAATTCAGCAATCTATGACTCTGACTTAAACAAAGTTGTCATAGCTTACAGAGATAATGGCAACTCTAACTACGGCACATCAATAGTATTTCAAAACGCATCTACTGAATCAAACATCACCTCCGAAAACTACATAGGCATAGCTCGTAGTGGTGCAGCAGACACAGCAGGGGCTATCATAGATACGCAAGGTGCAATAGCTGACAACCTGTCAGGATTAACATCAGGGCAAAGCTACTACGTTCAGACGGATGGCACATTAGATACAACGGCTGATGATCCTAGCGTCTTTGCAGGGACGGCTGTATCGGCAACTAAACTTATCGTGAAAGGGTAACTATGTTAAAACGTATAG